TTTCTCATACCTCCTGTTGTTGGGTTATGGAACCTGATAGTTCCCCTCTGCCCACAATCTAAAGATCATGGGCAGGACCAGCTATCAGATTCAGCCTTCTACTTCTTTGCAGTGGGGATTTGGAACAAAGCTGACTTTCTCCCCATCGTCCAGCATCAGATACCCTGGTTTGGTGCTTGAGTGGGTTTCTTCAAAAGAAAGTCCATGCTCTACCATCTCTTGACAAGCGGGGCAGTCCTTTAGGATTTCAGTCATGATCATTTCTCCCTTAAAAATTTCTCAAGAAAATTTCTCGTGGTTTAGTAGCCGTAGACGCGATTAGGAAATGACCTCTCCATCAGCTCCGTCTTAACTGCCTGGCTCTGACAGTGGAACTTCATGCAGAGTTCCTTCGAGCGCTTGCTGTAGAGGGTGATTTCGATTTGGTCAGCGGCGATTTCAAAAACCTCCTCCCGAGTGAACTCCCTACGGTAGTCAATCTTTCCATCCTCTCGCAGGAAGCAATCAGAAGCAACATACTCCCATGCCTTCTTGAGCCACTCTACCACTGTGGTCTTCTCTTCCGCGGTTAGCTCTTGCTCTGCCATTTCTCATACCTCCTATTGTTAGGGTTAGACTCCCGTGGTGCTCAAGACTTTCCTTTAGCCTTGAGCACCAAAGCAACCTAACCAACTACGGCTGCTTCATGATGTGACCGTTCTTCTTCTCTGCCTTCACATGGCATCGGTAGCACCGTTCCACCCTCTTTGTCTTTCTACTGATAACATTGGCTTTGAGGGGTTTACGGCAATCGACGCAACGAGCATTAGGATCTTTTGCAGTGTGCGGGTAGGGCTTCTTCATAGTGCAACTGATTCTCCTTTCTCTACAGAAGATTGACTCGCTCAAGGGCGTGCCAATACTCAGGTGGAATGCGCCAGGGCTTCTTGTTGTTGGGGTTGAGGCGTTTCACCAGCTCCTGGATCATGGTCTTAAAGGACATCTGAGGATCCTCTTGAAGGAGAGACCTGACCACTCGATCAGCCTTGGTGGAGATGGGTTGGGGTTTCGGTTTCATTCTTCCTCCATGGGGTTAGGGTTGAAATGGTCGCAGATCCACCCTGAATACAGGTGGTTGCACCTCTCCTCTGCCTTGCACTTCTGGAAGCAGGAGCATCGGGTTTGGTCTCGATAGGAATCTGGAGAGGAACAAGTTGAAACCAATCCCCCATCCATCATCTGCAAAGATGGTTTCATTTCTCATACCTCCTGTTTGGGTTTGTTCGGTAACTCCAGTTGGTGCAGGAAGGGGCTCGCCATTACCACCATCTCCTGCACCAGTGCAATTACCGCCTCATAAACCCTCCAATTACACGTTAAGACAATGTGGGGCGCCTTCCCCCTACTGAATGGTCGCCGCCTCTTTTTCCTTCAGGGCAGCGGCGATCCGATCCGCATCCTCGATAGTCTTGTGCATGAGGGTGCTGATCTTCTCCTCCATCCCCACTTTGGCAACGGTGTCGTTCACCTCGTGGGTCAGCCACTGGGTCATAATCGACCCGAGAAACCATCCGCTCATGTCGCGTTTTTGTTCCAGCAGCGGGCGGATAGAAGCCTTCGTTCCGATCTCCTTCAGGTCGAGGATCACGCCCCTCTGCTTGTCTGATACGGGCAGGTCCTCAATGAACTTGGTGACCACAGGAGCAGCCAGCTTCTTTGCAGCCCATTTCTCCCAGATGCGGAACTGGTCATCCAGCTTCTCCATCCCCTTGGAGAAGGCCTTCATGTGGGCGCCGACGTCCAACGACATATTGTGCTTGTGGCTCCCACCGAACAGCTTGCCATAGCCCATCATCCCGTTCAGGCATCTCAGCACACGGGCGCCAAACTCATACGCCCACGTCCAGCTGCCATCATAGCTATTTCTGATGGAGCACTTCGGGTTGAGGGCTTCCTCTTTCCCGTAAGGATTGTGAATAACACGGGGGCAATCCTTGAATTCGGCTTCCACCTGCATCTTACTGCCGTTGTCGTACAGGCGGACGCGGATGGTTGGGGTGCCGAATTGAGGGAAAGCATTCATGGTCTCTTCCATGCGGTGCAGGGTATACTCGTGGGGCACCAACTGGTAATGCTTTTCCGAGCAGATGCTGACCATGAATTCCGGCCTTTCGGGCTCCGCGTAGAGGACAGGACGCGTGATCACCGCCTGCTTGTCCGCGACCAGCACCTTCTTGTCACCGATGCCACGGAACAGTGGCTCGAAATGGACATCGTGGAAAGGAACGTTGGGATAACGTGCGCGGATGTCCTGGCGAATGCCGTCAATTTCTCCTCTGATAGATTCGTGGATCATTTCTCATACCTCCTGTTGGGTTTTGGAGTGGTAACCACTCCCGTCTGAGCAGGAACTTCTTTGCTCCTGCTCAGGAGCAATGGTTACTGGTTACTCAATTCTCGGAAATTCCCGAGATTGGATTCTGTGAAATCCATTAGCAAAAGTTTTTTGCTTCACATTGGGTTTTATCCACTGGGAAGCTACTGCAAGGACATGAGCAAATAATTGTCTGGCTAACATTTCATCAATTTTTGGGGTGGATGAACCACACCATAGAGGCCAGCATGAAAAATCAAGATCAGCTCCCTGGAGATCAGCTCCTCGGAGATTAGCTCCTCGGAGATCAGCTCCTCGGAGATTAACTTCTCGGAGATTAGCTCCCTGGAGATCAGCTCCTCGGAGATTAGCTCCCTGGAGATTAACTTCTCGGAGATTAGCTCCTCGGAGATTAGCTCCTCGGAGATTAGCTCCTCGGAGATTAGCTCCTCGGAGATCAGCTCCTCGGAGATTAGCTCCTCGGAGATTAGCTCCTCGGAGATTAGCTCCCTGGAGATCAGCTCCCTGGAGATTAGCTTCTCGGAGACTAGCTATCTCCAGAATTAGTGAACCAGTCCACCTATTTACAATTTTCATTTTCTCATACCTCCTTGGTTTTGTTCGGAGCATAATTGCTCCATTCAACCCTTGAGAAAAATTTCTCAAGGAGAATTTCTCAAGGGTTGATTGGAATAATTATAGCACTATCTGACCACAGTATCAAACAAATAGAAAATGGAATTGATTACGAACCACCCTCCCCAGATCAAGATTGTTGCCCACATCCATCGCTTGAGGGTCATTCTAAACATGGGCAGCCTCCTCCTTAAGCTTTCGGTCACCGGCTATATCAACAGATAGGCCGGCACGGTAGCCATCAAGGAAGGCCTTGTCCAACGCGGGGTTGGCAATCTTTTCTTGTTGCTCTGCTAAGTTCTGATTGAATTTGCGCGCCACATAGTCTGCAATTTCACCGCCTTTGCTGACCATCAGGGCTCTGCATTCAGGGTCAAGGCGGTGTACTACTCGGGCGTAGAATTCGTGGATCCTTTCGGAGACTTTCATGGAGCACCCTATGCAGAATGCCTCCTTCTGCTCAAAAGTGTCCCCGATCTTGGTGTGGGTCAGGGAGAGACCGCAAATTTCAGTGGTGAGATAAAGGAACAGGTTCATGGTGTCCCTCACGTCCTCCTTCTCACCGATCAGAACTTGGAACTCCCCACTCTTGGTGAAAACCCACATCGTGTCAAAGGCTTTCGATAAAGCATCCACCAAGATATGTTGCCAGCTGCCTTTGGAGATGCCGGTCATAACCACGTCCACTATGTGCCTCGATTTTTTCTCACGGTTCCGGTCAGCCTCCGCCCTCTCAATCTTGTATCGCAGCATGAGGGCCTCAGCCTTCTCCTGACATAGCTGGCGCTCCGCCTCTGGACATGATGGGTCGGCCGCTTTCAGCAACAGGCTGCCAATCCACCGGATAACGGTTTCTCTGTCCGCCATAATTTCTCATACCTCCTGTGTTAAGGTTACGGAATCTCTGAGGATTCCATTTTGCTCATGCCACTTCCTCAAGTGCCATGAGCAATAGCAGTCCTCAGACAAGGCGAAGGCAGACCAAGATTGCCATCACCACTACACCCACCCCTATATAGTCTGAATAATTCATTCAGGCTACCCTTTCGATGCCCATCAGAAAATGCCGGCGGTTAAAGGTGTAAACGATGTTGGTTTTCATGCCGACGGGGCCATCAGCTACGGCCTCAGCATCCCACAGGACGGCATCCGCCTTCTCAGCCAAGTACTTGATCCAGCTGAGAATTACGCCGATAGACACCACACCACTTGTAGGGGTCCAGAATTTCTTTTCCATTTCTCATACCTCCCGGTTGTTGGGTTAACACCGTGTGGGCTGTCAAGGTATTCTCAGCACCTTGACAGCCCAGGCTGTACTAACCCAGAATTCCGTGATGGAACACCGCGTCCCAGACTATTTCCAAAGTGGGCTCGGAATAGTCGAAAGTGGTGCCCTTAACATGCTCCAGCCAGTCGAAGAAGTATAGGTAAAACATAACTCCTCCTTCCCTAATAATCTGCCATCTCCAGCGCCATTTCCCAAGTGATCTGGTTGCCGCAGACTTCGACTGTCAGGCCCTGCTGTATGTAGCGGGCTGCCAGGCGTCCTGTTCTGACCACATCACTATCCGTCGCGCCTGAGATACAGGGCAAGACCACATGAGAGTCCGCGCGCCGATTGTGAATTTCTGAGTGGTACAGGGACTTGGCAATCCTGTGTGCCACGAAGTCCGTGCCGAGGTCGATTGCTTTCAAACCGCCGTAGCCAATCAGCCCCACGACAACCAGAGCCAGCGCCAATGCCGTTTTCTTCATTTTCTCATACCTCCTGTTTGGGTTTGTGTACTCCTGAGCGGGCTGGAAGACAACATGAGAAAATTTCTCGTTAGTGATAAAAATTTCTCATTATTGTCTTCCAGCCCTGGCAGTAAACACACAAACAACTAAGCAGCCTTTTTCTCTTCGGTAGCAACAGCGGGGGCCGCAGTAGCTTCGGCGCTTTTCAGAGCCTCCGCAACCGCCTTGCTGTTGTCGGTCTTGGGCTTGTAATCGACCAGCGTGATTTTGCCGTTCTGGACGCTGTACACCCAGCCACCGGCGGCGCGGTACTTCAAGTGCGCCTTAATCATGCTCAGGTTTTTGAACATGCCCTTGCCGCCGTCTTTGCCAATTTCGAGCAGTTCCGCCAGCGTCGCGCCCTCAAGAGTAGCTTTGTCCATCTTGCGGTTGAGAATGCCGCGCGGGTCAAGCAACTGGCTTCGCAGTTCCGCGAAATTGCTGTACTTGCCAAGCTTGCCCGAAGCCGTCGCGCCGCCCTTGCTCCGCCGCTTCACGTTGCCGCCCAGCGTGGCTTTCACGCAAGCTTCATGCCGCGCGCCATGCTCTGCTTTGCAAGCGGCGCAAGCATCGGCGCCCTCTTTGTAGTGCGTGAAAGTATCGCACGGCGGGGAATTCGGATCGGACAAATTCAGCGCCATCAGCGTTTCAACGGTGCCGTCCGATTGCCTGCTCGGGCATTCTCGATTGATGACGACCTCAGCGGTTGACTTGCTGGCGCGGGGCTTGCGGGTGGCTTTGCTCTCGTTTTGCTTCTTCATGGCCTCATACCTCCATTTGTGTCGGGGGGATATTTGATAGATTGCCATGCCAGTGTAGCTCACCACGAGCCTCCCTCGTGTAGCTCGTGTGCCTTAACATAGCAATCTTACTGCATAACTGCTCAACTACATGAGAATACAACTATACAACTATACAACTATCCAGCCGCAACTTGCTGAATTCACAAGTCAAATTTGATTTTTCAATTATCTTGACTTGTTAAAGAAGCTTGAGAATTTGAGCAAGAGAAAAGCGATAGAATTATGCGATAGAATAGCAGAAAGAAATATCATAGAAATTAGCAGACCGATTGCAATTCTCAATAATAAAATCATCAAAATTCAAAGAAGTTACTTTCTTTTCGATTGCATCTCTTTTTATATCAGAAAGCAAATAACAATAAACATTTTCGATTAAAACATTTACTTGTCCGTTGTTAGCATCAATCGAAATTTGATAGTCTGCCGCATCAATCAAAACTTTAAAAGATGCAACGTATTTTTCAAATTCAATCAATTTTGCAAGATTGTCGTTTAACATAGCAATAGCTCACTTTCTGCTTTTTCTCTTGCTCATATCTCAAGCTTTTTTAACAAGTCAAAAAATCAATAGAAAGCAGCAAGCGAAAAAGTGTAAATGTAAATCTTCGCTTGCTGCTAACTATTTGATTTTACTGCAATTCGGAGGAATGAGATATGAGAAGTACTGATTGCAACAGCTGAGATAATAAGCAAGCATAGCATATAATAAACTGCAAAAAGCTTTTAAAGTTTTAAGCATTAATGCGAAACGAAATAGAATAGCAAGCTTCTTTTTCGTTGACGATTTTTGACTTGATATCAGAGAAGCAATCAAACAAATTCAATTCAAAAATCGCATTTTTTAAAGAGTCAGAACTAACAGCAATCAAGTTAGAAAAAGAAGCATGAATAAAGCTTATTTGCTGCTCAAGCGAATAGCGATTATAGAAAGTAATCATGTGATTTATCGCTTTCTGCTTTTTGCAGTTTATTATATGCTCTGCTTGTCAGCTGCCGCCCTCGAATATCGCTATCAAGCAAGCACTCAGATATTAAGCTAAGAATAGAATTAATGCAGCACTGCTATACTTGCTTTGCTCAATTCGCTATCTACTCAGTTTTCGTTTTTACATTTTGCAAAGTCGAACAATCAAGAATTTTGCTATCAGAACGTTTTTGTTAAGCTTTTAATCTCTGCTTTGTAATGAAGTCATATCTTTTGTTTTTTATGCTCGCTCGCTTCATTAGCTCGCTTTAATTGAAAGCTTGCTGAATCACTCTTGATTGACTCTCGAATACGTTTACTTATCGCGTATGCAGAGCAGAGCGAAAATCTGCGCTAGCTGTTTCGCTGTGCGCTTCGCTCAATTCGCTTCGCATATTCTATAACTACTTGCTCAAGCAGTGTCTTGACTTAGATTCAAGTCAAGAGACGTAAAGCTTGACTAATTGAGTATGCTATGTCAAAGAACAAATTTAAAAACTTAAAAGAAGCTTAAAACATTTTAAAGAACTTGTCAAGATTTTTTTGCTTGACTCAAAAACAACTGGTTATATAATAAGCAAGTCCCGTGCAAGGACTATAAGATTTTAAAAGATTTTTAAAAATGTTTATATTTTTAATCAATTCAGTATCTTACCACTCTAAATTATGTTAACAAGTGCTCATGTAGTTATGCAGTTGTATCGCAAGTGATAAAAAAACTGACATAGCAAAATGCAAAAATCAATAGAATTTGCAGGAATCTGTAGTTATCTCAGTTAGTTAGCTGTTCTTCGAGCTTGTGTCAGTTTTTTTTACACTTTGTAAAATTTTATCAATTATTAAAATATTCTAAAAAAATCAGATAAAACAAGTGGCTTGTGCATAGAACTTGCTTAAATGCATAATCTATGCTATCTCCTCAAATTCTGCAAAAATAAATCAAATTTATTTTTTAAAATCAAATTCTCGAAAACGCATTAGAGGCTGATAGCGAGGCGATCGGCCAGCAGCTAATACGATTCTATGCGTTTTTTTCTTAATTTCTGCAACTATTGAATATTACTAAGTTTTTTCGATTCTCTATTTTTTCAAAATCTCGCTGTAATTCGTCTCTAATGCAGTTTAAAAGCATATGAAAAACAAGTTATACAACAAAAAGCATGAAATATGATTATTCTCTTAGATTCCAGCAAGCAATAATCATGCACAATCTATGAAAACTTAAAAGATCATTCAAAGCAGAAGCCGCTGTAAAGAATGCATTCTTATCTGTTAGAGAAAGCTATATGCACACAAAACAATGGAACTACATACAGCAAGCAAGTTCCATGCACAAATTTCAGAATATGATTTTTTTCTATCATGTTCTCAGAGTAGTTAGTCTGTAGCGTATGCAGTGAGTCAAGCTGTTGCTCTGTTAGCTCAGGACGTTGTTCTCTGCTTGGACGTTATCTTATAAGTTGCATATCACTATGGCAGCATGGTCTTATAGAGTTATGCAAAGCTAACTTTATTAAGTGGCATGTTGATTGTTATGTGCATATGTGTGAGGGTGTTAGAGGACTTGATGCCTCCATCATTCGTTTAAATAAGTATGCATACACTCACTGCATGAGAAGTAAAACAAAAGAAGTAATTGATCTATGGAAGTAAAGCATAAAGTACTACTCCTCGTGGATAGGCAGTAGTCTGATAAGTTGTATTATGTAAACTAATCGCGCAAACCCTCATGGAATCGCGCAAAACTGACACAATGTAGCACCCCCTGGATTTCTCTGAGATAGTGCGTCACTCTAACACCCCAGGGGCCTCCCCCAAAATATTTCGCCCAGAAAACGCTCATGTTAGAGGCCTCCTCCTGGAAAATGTTTATCTGTTATCACGTTACCGTAGTATAAATGCTCATGTTAGAGGCCTCCTCCTGGAAGATCAGTTTTATCTACATACTCTCAGACCTGTTAAAATGTGATTCCAAAAGGGTAAATAAACCAAGTGCTTGGGAGCTATAATAAGGAATGACAGCCCAGAACTATGCACCAAAATGACCAAAAGTACCCAAATGAGAATGATATAAAATGAAGAAAAGAGAGGAAGAAACTACTGACTAACTACTGAGAACTTCTCTACAGAGTAAACTTATATATTGGTATCTATTGGGCGTTTTGGGCTTCATGGAATGATCAAAATCATGTTTAAAATATATTGGAATGTTTGGTTGTGTTTATTGGGGAATGTTGGACATGAGAAAGTAAAGGTTGTTTGGAGGGGGACAATTTGATTTTTGTGCAGAAAGGAGTATAATTGAAAATAACAGCTTTGATTATGGAACGCTAGGAGGACTTATGCCAAGAAAAAGCATGTTTTCACACACGATTAGCAAGAAGGTGGGGGGCATTTCGATAGGAAGAGGGAACCATCAGGACTATGGTCAGATGGTGATGTGGGATCATGTCCCTGATTGTCGTGGTGAGGAGTGCCCTGCGTACAGGAAGTGTCATTATATAACGAAGGACGTACCAGGGAGCCCTTGCTATGTCATCAAGGAGTACCAGAAGGCAGTAATCACCAGGATCTACGCAGCGTGTGGGACCGAGATCACGTCGGCTCAGAGCATGAGGATTGGCTTGGAGCTGCTGCCCCTGTTCAAGTTGTTGATCAGGCTCAAGCTGGAAGAGGCAGGGCTGGTCGGCGTGGTCTATACGACACCCAAAGGCGTCCAAGCTGTTCACCCTGTTTTCAAGGAGATCAGGGATACGGTCAAGGCAATTGAGAGTTGCGTGGCCTCCATTGGCATCCAAGACATTGACATCTCCATGAACTTGGACCTGAACCGGAAGACCATGCGCGACCCCCAACACCCCAACTACTACTTGCTGAAGAAGGCTGGTGAAGGGGCCCTGGTGCCCGCTGTCCCCGTCAAGAGCTACTATGAGATGCTGGAAGCCAGCGCCGGTGGCAACCTCAAAAAGAAGGAGCCAGCACCCATTGACGTTCAGCCATCTGCTGCCGATGCTGCTGCTGCTGCTGCTGAGGAAAAGCAAGGGGGTGAGGCATGAGCAGTGGAGGCACTGGGCGCAAGCCCCTGCTAAAGAATCGAATCCGAAGGAGCCAAGAGGCAGGATTTAACTTCGTGCCCAAGCGCCCTCTTGAGGAATATCGAAATGGGGGAGAAGGATGGGCTGCTTGGTGTGAGGACTACTGCTATGTGCCCAGTTACGTGGATCATGGCAGCGATGTTTCCTCTTGGATTCGAATTGGGGAGTTGTCTCGGATCCCCCACCCGGTGACAGGCAAGAGCTATTGGGAGATGTGGGAAGCACAGAAAGCCATCATGCAAGAAGCCCTTCGCATGGAGAATGGAAGGTTTGTGTATGGTCTGGTGATCCTGTGTTGGCCACGTGGCGAAGGCAAGAGCTTGGTGGCTTGCTTGGTGCAATTGTGGAAGTTCTTTTTGTGGACGAGGCAGCAGATCATGCTCGGTGCCAACAGCAAGGACCAGACCAAATTCGTCCACTACGATATCATGCGCGATATCATCTTGAATAGCCCCGAATTGCATCAGCTTGTGGGTGACAAGAATATACAGGAGAAGGAGATCAGGCTCACAGATTTTGAGGGGAATATCAGGAGCATCATCAGGAGCATCTCAACGGCTTCTGGTATCGTGTCAAACATCACGGGCTACACATTCTCCGAAATCTTCGACATGAAGAAACCCAAGTTCTTTGTGCAGTTGGATGGTTCCATCAGAAATATGCCAAACGCCATGGGTGTCATTGATAGCACTGTCTCCGAAAAGACCCACATCTTATATACTCAATATGAAAACTTCCAAAAGCGCCTCACCAAACGTTTGTTCTTTTCCTACAGGTGTTCCAATGAAGGGCAGATGGGGGACTATTGGAACCCAAACATGACCCAAGACCAGCTCGATGACTACAAACTGAAGTTTCCATTTGGGGAGTTCGAACGATACTTCTTGAATTTGTGGAGTGCTGGGCAGCAGATCGTGTTTTCAGAGGAGATGATTGAGGAGACCCATGTGGTGGGTGTGGATGGCAAGATTGGGGATCGACTGACAGTGGGCAAGGTGATAGCAGAGAAGGTGAAGTGGAAGAAACAGATGGACCTGGTGCTTGAAAAGGGGTTCACGGACGATGCCACTGCCCTTGCTGCCAAGATCGAAACTGCCGAACGCCGTTTGCTGCGCTTCGATAATGCTTTCTACTCGCTCAAAGATGGCTTCGGGGGAGAAAGGACAGCTTTAGGACAGGATCTTATCAAACTCGGGGATGAGTACGATACGGACTGGGCAATACTGGCAGGAAGTGACTTTGGGGATCCTTATGCAGTGGCCGGCTTGGCAAGAACCATCTTGCTTGTTGTGGCAAAGGGGTTACCAGGCAGCAGGAGAAATCCCTACGCTTCAATCATTGAGGGCCTTACGTCGAAGTATATCTATATAGTGCTTTGTGCTGTAAAAATCGATAACCACAGCGTTGATGTGGTTAAAGACTTGCTTGATAAGCTACATATGGAGTATGAGGGGATTGATAGCTACTGTTCGGAACGATATGGAACCTGGGATATGGAAAAATGGTGTGTGGAACGAGCCATTGCCTTTTCCCCTATCTTCCCTACGTATGCACGGCAGAAAGATGGCTTCAAAGAGGTGCTGATGTCCATCAGGGAAGGTCGTTGGAAGTGCCCAAGTGTGCCAATTGTGGGCAGTAAGAAGGACGATCTTCGGGATGAGGAGATGTCGGTCTTCATGCACGATTCCGTGAAAAGGTGGTTCGGAAGCCCTGAAAAGATGGAAAAATATGGCATCCAGGATGATTTTATGTTTGCTAATTGCTGGACCATGTATGGGGGCCGTGATTTGGGTGTGGAGAGGTTCAGAGCAAGGAAGGGCAGCAAGTTTTGGGGGGCAATGATACCAGGAGACATGCTTCTCGGTGATTATAGAAGGGGGATATAAAGGTTGACTTTATGCTCCTTTTCTAATAAAATTGATCAAAAATTCAAATAAAACCTACAAAAAGTGGTAATTTCTATGAAAAATCCCCCTACCAATACAAGATTTTTAGAAGAACTCGCCAAAATCCCCGATGATGTGCTTGCACAGATGAGCTTTTCTGTCCCTTGGCAGTACAGTTCAGATGGTGTGGGGACGGGAAAGGATGCTGATGGGTTCGATACCAACGCTACCAATATAGATAAGAAGTTCAATGAGTTCAAACGGGACGAACTCCAAAAGCAGTGCTTCACTAAGTTCCACACAAACCCCCAAATAAACTCTGCTATCCGTGATATGATGGGGCGCATGACGGGGGCGGGGTTTGGAACGTCTTCTGGGGTGCAGGAAATACAAGACGTTATTGATTTGATCGAGTTGGACTGGAGAAATCGCCTTTATTACTTCTGGCCTAAGTGGGTAGCAAGGCTCCAGATTGAGGGCGAACTTCACATTTGTTTTACTCTGCATGATGATGGTTTTATCGAGATAGATTTTGTGGATCCTAAGGATATTTTGGGGGCTGATGATGGAACGGGCATCATTTGGCATCCTACGAAGTCCTTTTTGCCCCTATTCTACAATGTAAGTCTTAGTGGGAAGGGCATAACGGACTCTACCCTGATCCCCTCTATATTTATTGCCAGGTCTCCAAAGCTGATCGATCTTGCCAAGAAAAGCGCCCACTTTAATGAAGAAAAAACAGTGATCAATAAAGAGGTGGGATCGAAATATCGGCAGTTTGGTGGGTATAAAAGGTTCATAGTCTCTATCGATAAGGGGTTTATGACCAGGAGAGCAATCTCCCACTTGGTTACTACAATCGAGTGGCTAAATTACTATGAAGCCCTCAAGAAATATGAAATCGATCACAAAAAGGCATCCGGCAGTTATGCTTGGGTCTTCTATTTTGAGGATCTTGCAGCGTTCAGGACGTGGATGAGCCTTTCAGATGATGACAAGAGGAAGACAGGGGTGGGGGCAAAACTGACCCCAGGTGCAAGACTTGTTCTTCCTCCTGGGATGAAAGTTGAGATCAAAAACCCCCAGCTTAATCCTATCAGAGAGCAAGACACTGATATAATGAGCATGGCCATTTCAGGTCTAAACATTCCTGAAGACGTAGCAACAGGGCAATCGAAGGGCACGTTTGCTTCTGTGAAGGCGTCGAGAGGCCCCATGTCAGATCGGGTCAGTGATGAGAATACCTATTTTGGAAGATGGATGCAGTTCGATTTTTGGGGGTCGATATTCTATTTAAGAAGTAAAATGGGATTCATGGATGACAAGTTCAAGGTGAGGAGGGCTGTAGGATTTAAGAATAAGGAGCCCATATTCAAGAATATTCAGTTTCCTCCTGAACGCCTGATCGATGTTTCCCATCCCACCTCTGAAATCTCTGATCTTGAGTCCAGAACGAAGGCTCTGTTGGGTGTCAAACATGGCCCCATCAGTGAGTCTCTTGGTATTCCAAATAGTGAGATTGCTCGGAAGGTTGGTGTTGAAGGATATGCAAGGGCGAGATTGGATAAAGCGACTGAGGATGAGATGTATCCCAAGCTTCTGTATGAGCTTGGTGTAGATGCGGAGGGGACACAAGAGGGAATGGAGGGGGAGCCTGGGAAGTCGAAACCTGATGTTAAGCCCAAGCCCGTTCTTAAAGATCGTCGTAAGGAAGAGAAATAACTCTGGATAATTATATAGAATCAAGGAGGATTTTGAAATGAAGAAGCTATTATTGACGGTATTGGTTTTTGTGTTTTCAGTTGGCTTGGCTTTCGCTGGCCCCTTTCTGGTTTGTGACCCTCAAGCGGGTGTGACTCACTATAAGATCACTGGCCCAGCGTGGGTTGCTAACTTGCTACCTGTTTACAGTAATGGTGGGGCAACGGGCATTGCAGCACAGACAGACGGTAGTATCAGAACGGATGTGGCAGGGGCATTAGTGGGCACAAACAATATCACGGTGGCGGCTTGCAACGATGACCCGGTGTGGGGGGAGGCATGTTCGGAATACGTCCCTTTCGCATTCGACAGGCCATCGGGTCCAGCTATACCAGGGGCAACAAGACTAGTAAAGTGATCTATGAGTGGGTGGGTAAGGGGAGGTAGTGTTGCCTATGGAGAATAACCAGCTATTTAGTGCTTTGATGAAGTCAACGGCTTGCCAAGCGGTGAGCCGCTATACATCGGCGCAACCGGCCTACGGGCCAGCCGGTATCAGTCAGGGAGCACTCCAATAATGGCTACAATAGGCCCAATATCTGTGGCGGCAGCCGGCAACGATTGGACCGTGGAATATTTGGATAGCTGGGCATTTTATAGCAGCGCAGGCTCAAAATTTGCTGTATTTGCGGGGCAAAATGACAATGAGCCAACCTGGGCCGGATTCCGTTTTATTTTGCCGTCTGCGATACCTGCGGGAGCGACTATCAACACGGCAACATTTGTTGCAAATATTGCCTACAATGAACAGTGGAACAATGGGAACCAGACCCTCAGGGTGTACGCTACCGATTCCGCCAATGCTCCTGCGGCCACAGGGACTGATGACAGACCATCGCTATCAGGCGGAAATACTACACTGACAACCGCCTATGTTGATTGGTCGTTGGGTAGCATCACAGTAGACGCAACAGAAACGTCGTCTAATCTGGCCAGCATCATTCAGGAATTGGTAGACGACAATGGCGGGGTCGCCTCTGGTGCCGCAATAGTTTTATGGATGGCGACCTACCCCGATCAAGATTTAGGGGACGATGATTATGCAGCAGTTGGGATTTACACATACGAATCCGATCAAGGCGACCCCGCCACTTTGACGATAGAATATACTACCGATACCACGACTTCAAGCACAACCACTTCAACCACGACCAGTTCCAGTTCAACCACTTCAAGCTCGACAACGACCACGATTTCAAGCAGTTTAACCAGTACCAGCAGTTCTTCTACCAGCACCACTTCAACCACGACCAGTTCATCTTCGACCAGTTCAAGTTCCACTTCATCTACATATAGCTCGACCAGCACCACTTCGTCCAGTTTCAGTTCCACAAGTTCAACCTATAGTACCACTTCTTCCACTTATAGCACCACTACCACGACCAGTTCGTCCAGTAGCTCCACAAGCACCACAGCTTCAACCCAATCGACCACAACCAGTTCTTCTTCGACTTCAACCACCACCACGACCAGTTCAAGTTCGACTTCATCAACCTTTAGCACCAGTAGTTCCACAACTACGACCAGTTCTTCTTCTTCATCCACATCATCAACAGCAAGCACCACAACCAGTAGTTCCACTACCACAACCAGCAGTTCGAGTTCGACCAGTTCATCGTCAAGTTCTACAACCACAACTTATTCAACTGTCTCCACCACAAGCAGCACCACTACGACTTCATACAGTACCACTTCGACCACTTATAGCTCCACCAGCACCACTTCGTCCAGTTTCAGTTCCACAAGTTCGACCTATAGTACCACTTCTTCTACTTACAGTACAACCAGTTCGTCCAGTAGCTCCACAAGCACCACAGCTTCAACCCAATCAACCACAACCAGTTCTTCATCGTCTTCAAGCACCACCAGCAGCACCTATAGCTCCACTTCTTCAACTTCATCAACAGCAAGCACCACAAGCACCACCACCACTACAACAACCAGCAGTTCTTCGACCAGTTCAAGTTCGACCAGCAGCAGCACGACTACGACCAGCAGTTCCAGCAGCAGCACAACCACAACCGAACCCCCCTGGTACTATGCAGAAGGTTATGAGGTGGTGGTTGGCACATTGCTGTCTGGCACCCTTGACGATACTAGAATCGATGATGGAACCTACTTCACAGTTGATGAAGTAACAGGCAACCCAGGCTTTGATGTTCGATTCACTTTTGATCGAATCCCTGGTTCCGTTGCTCAGTTCAACGTAAAGCTGAATGGTTATTATGCTGGTAACCCAGCGCATGTTGTAAAGATTCAGAAGTGGAATTTTAATACAAGCCAGTGGGATAACATGACGGCAGAAGAAAATGATATGCCGTCAAGGGCTTCTGAAACTGATTATTCTTGGTACACAAGTGCCACGAACTATGTTGAAGATGGAGAATTCCGACTCAGATTTTTGCACACTTCAAATGGTTCGGTGGGGCATGAACTTTATATTGATGAGTTGATGTTGGAGCAAGTGGGGGTAACTACCAGTTCCACTACTACGACTACTACTACGACCACCACCACTTCAACTTCCTCAAGTTCTACTACCAGTACTACTTCTTCGACCTTTAGTACCAGTAGTTCTACAACTACATCGACTTTTAGCACAACCAGTACTACTTCTTCGACCTTTAGTACCAGTAGTTCTACAACTACATCGACTTTTAGCACAACCAGCACTACACACACCACTACCTCTACTCTGTCCTCTACTTCAACATATTCAACCACAAGCAGCACGGAGCCGGGAGCTACTACCCACAGTACCACAACCAGCAGTACCACAACCTCAACTTTCTCAACTTCCTCAAGTTCCACGACTTCAACTTATAGTACTACAAGCACCTTCTCTTCCACTACAAGCAGCACAACTACTACCACTTCAACCTATAGTACCAGCAGCAGCACGACTACTACCACTTCAACCTATAGTACCAGCAGTAGTTCTACTACAACCACCACAACCACGCACAGTTCGACTTCATCCAGCACCACCACAACCAGCTCTACTTTCTCCACTACCAGCAGCACTGAAAGCACCACTTCATCGTCCACAACCACAACTTCTTCTACCATATCCACCACAACACATTCGACCACTTCATCATCCACAACCACTTTTACAACAACCTCAACTCACAGCACCAGCAGTTCCACAAGTTCAACACAGTCCACCACCTCGACTTCTTCAACCGTTTCAACCACGTCGAGCACCGGATCCACTTCATCTTCTACTTCTACTCAAAGCACCACCACATCTACTTCTTCTACCAGCACCACGACACAGACAGGTGGAACGGGTTCTACTACAACTTCCACAAGTTCCACTACTTCTTCTAGTAGCTCTACTACCACGACTGAGCCTGTTGGAGATATATTCCTTACTTTTGAGCATGTGGAAGCAGTTGTCACTTTTGAGCATGTGGAAGCAGTTGTCACTTTTGAGGAGGTGAGATCAGCGAATATGGCTACCAAACCGAAAGCACTCCCATTCTTTAAGCAGCCAGCGGAAGAGTTTGTTATTGCTGGCAAATTCGATACGGTTCTTTTGACAGGGGAAACTATAGTTGCTGCCACCAGCACTATTGTCGCTGAGGACAAAGATGGATTTGATGTTTCCTCAGAGATCCTTTCAGGAAAAGAAGTTGATAGCTACTATTTGAAGACCACTGTTCTTGGTGGAGAAGTAGCCAACTCCCCCTACAAGATAACCTTTACGGCAGTTACTTCTCTCGGAAATGTGTGGGAAGTAGATGCGAAGATGCACGTGGTTGATGTGTAGTGTAATAGGGCTTTACAAACCTATTTTTATCCTGTATCATTCTACACATTGATTAGGGAGATTTGCAGATGATTGTTGAAAAACAAGAAAATAGTGCTCCAAAAGTGAAAAAGAGAAAACCCCACTCTGATGAGTATAAGAATATGAAGAGGAATTTAAATCACTAATTCCCAATTGGGAATAGGAGAATGCTCCTTGCCCTTTAATTCGGCAGATGCTTCCAAGCACACCAAAAAGGCGAATACGAAAGCCAAACAGGAAAAGTGGGCACGGATAGCTAATTCTGCTTTGGAGAGTTGTAAAAAACAGGGCGGCAAAGATTGTGATGCAAGAGCGATAAGGATCGCAAATTCCAAAATGTCTGAGGGGGCTGAGATGCCAACGACTCAAAAGGTACCGAAAGGAGCGTTACGTTTTGTTGAGAAGGGCACTGGCTGCCATGCATTTGCTGAGTTTGCAGATGATGACAAGGGTAATCAGAAGCCTGTAAAGCTCAACATGGTGGGTTATTCGGGGGGAGTGATCAAGGGGCATTGGTACTGGGGAGATTTTGCTATTGATCTCTCTGGAATGCAGTTTGACCAGAAACGTTATGCCATCCTTGAGAACCATGATGATAACCTGAAGATTGCTCACATGGGGAAACCCCTTATTGATGGTTTCAAGTTGATGGCCCCAGAGGATACCAAATTTGTCGATACTCCCGCCTCACAGAATTTTATTCAGCTTTCCAAAGAGGGATTCCCCTACCAGAGCAGCATTTCAGCAAAGCCCTCGATTATTGAGAGATTAGAAGAAGGTGTAGTAGCAGAGGTGAACGGTTATAAGTTCAAGGGGCCGGGAGTCATTTGGAGAAAATGCACCTTCCGAGAGATGTCCGTGTGTGTCTTCGGGTGGGACAGCAAGACCTCTGCGTCTGCTTTCTCCCGCGATGTTACCGAGGACGTGGAATATACGGAAGAGAGCGTTCAGCTCTCTCAAATCGAAAACAAGGGAGAGGAGGTGAATGAAGTCATGGATCTGAAGGAACTCAAGGAGAAACACCCCACACTGTTCGCCGAGGTCGTTGAACTGGGCAAGCAGGGCGCTGTGGATGCTCTGAGCACCTCGATCAAGACCCTGACGGATTCGGTCACTACGATGACCACCGAGCTGGGCAAGGTGAAAGAGGATAACCATGCACTGCGCCAGGAGCTTCGGGAAAAGGATCTGAAGGGTGATGTAGCCCTGATCTACACCGAAAAGCTCTCTGCATCGAGCATCCCGAAGGCTTATCACGAAAAGGTGAAAAGCCTGGTGCCCCCCACCAAGTTCATGAAGGATGGGCAGCTGGACGAGACAGAGTTCAAGAAGGCACTGGACGCCGAAATTGCGTTCTGGGCTAAGCTGCCAGCCTCCGATGGCCAGGACGTGCTGGGACTGGGTTCTTCGGGCGGTGATCTCGGGAATTCCAACCCCGAGGATGCTGCGAAACTGCAAAAGGAAACCTTTGATGCCGTGAACAGCCTGCGTCAGATGGCTGGTCTGGCAGTGATCGAAGCTCAGAAGTAAATCACAACATTTCACCCTGAAGGGAGGTGACAAAACTATGCCGGGACCTTTTGACATTCCAGCGGTTGAGTTTGGGGTGCAGTCGGATTACAAGAAGCTTTATTTTTCGGATCCCAATGCTGCCCTCAAGTTGCAGATCACGTTGCAAGCGGGCTATGGGGTTCTGCCCCAAGGCCAGGCTCTTGCCAAGAACTTGTCCAATCTCACCACCGGGAACAAGGGAAAGTATCTGCCCTACAATCCGACCACTGTTGGTACGGAGGACAAGGGTCGTGCCTACCTGGTTGCCGATAGCGGGGCTTCAGCCAGCCTTGTCTATGTGTCGATGAACGACAGTTACAAGTTCAAGGTGGGGGATGACCTGATCATCCAAGACAACGTGACGGCGGCAGAGAATAAGGGTGCTATCACGGCTATCGATCGGACCAGCGAGTCCCACCGAGCCAAGATCACCTTTACGACTGCCATCGGTGGCACGGCTTACACGACCGCCCGACGTGCCTGTGTGTTCGTGGAAAAGGGCGATAACACCAACGGTTACTCCGATTGCGTTGGCATTCTGGAGAAGGCGGTGGATACGGGCACTGGTTCCAGTGCCAAGGGCGCCGTGGCGACCATGATCATCAGCAATGCGATTCTGTACAATGGCATGCTGACGGAAGTGGATGCCGCTGCCCGCACCGACTTGTCTGCCAGCGTTATCGGGCAGTTCCTCGTAGTTAAATAAATTTCCTAAAGGAAGGAGGTGAAAACCTATGCCGAGAGGTGCTTCTGACATTTCCATTCTAAGGCTCCAGACACTGGTGGGCTACTTTACTGCCTTCACGGGGCCTCCCGAGTTGTTTTTCTCTAACCTCTTCCCCACGATCAACGCTCCATCGAGTTCGATCAAATGGGAGAGTCATCGCGGTGGTCGGGGCTTGGCTCCCTTTGTTGCTCCTGGTGCCCCTGCTCCTGTCACCCATCCGATGGGCATCGCACAACATGCGGCTGAGGCGGCGTACTGGAAGGAGAAGATGTATTTCGATGAGGAATTCCTCAACAATCTTCGCCAGCCGGGAACCACCGAAACCTACATGACCTCTGCCCGGAAGGTTGCCCAAGAGTTCGCTCAGATCGGCAACCGCAACAAGCGCCGCAAGGAGTGGATGTTCGCGCAGATGTTCTTCAATAACGGGTTCACCTATGAGGTGGCTGCTGGTTACAAGGTCACTCTCAACTACGGTATCCCGTCTGATCACCGCGTCACCCTAGGTTCCACGTACAACTGGAACAACGGCGCCAGCAAAAACATCATCAGCGACATTCAGGACGGCAAGCAAAAGATCGAGGACGATTGCGGTGGGAAGGTGACCACAGCCATCTTCAATTCGTCAGTGTTGAAATACCTGGCGAATGACACCACGATTCGTGGAATCCTCGAGCAGGCCAAGTTCGGTGCAGGGGTGGGCAATCTCTACTCTGGAAATCTGCATGACATCGTTGGGGTGAATCCCCAAGTGTTGGGCAAGTTGCTCAACATTGACAACTTCATCTGTTGGGATGGCATGTACGAGATCCGCGCTTACCTGACCTCCGCCGTTACGGCAGCCTCGACCACCTGGTTTACGGTCGATGATGTTTCCGATCTGGTGGTGGGCAACAAGATCCGTCTGTGGGACGCCAGTGCAGGGACCTACGAGGATACCTACATCAAGTCGATTGATGTGGAAACCTCTGCGGTTCAGGTCTCCAAGACCCCTGCTGCAAGCTACAAGGCCGGCGAGGATTACATTACCATGCCGCGCAAGTTCGTCCCCGACGACAAATTCCTGATGATGGCTCCGAACGTGGATGGTGCCCCCATCGGAATGTATCTCGCCGCTCCCTTTGGTTTGGGTCGCCATTACGGCATGTACCCGGATCAGAAAGAGGAGTGGGATCCTGAAGGTCTGTGGATCCGTGTGCAAGACAAGGGCTTGCCGGTTCTTGTCCAACGTGATGCTATCTACACCATCGATGTCGTTTCGACCTACGCCGAAACCTTGACCTCGACCAGCACCACGACCTCTTCTTCGACCACGACCACCACGACGGCTGCTTAATGTCGGTTGGTTTTGGTTGCTGAGGAAACTATCTCTCTAAGGAGGGCAATCGTATGATAAACGAACCTGTCAAAATGCTTCGCACTTTGAAAGTAGGACACGGAGCCACTCAGAAAATTTGGTTGGAAGGGGAGATCATCTATCCTCCCCTTCCAATCGAAATCCAGCAGGAAGTTCGTACCAACTCCAAGACTTGTGTTCTATTAGGTAAAGAGCCCAAACCCAGTTTCAATCGCCAAGTTGTAAAGCACTTTGTTCCCGACATGCCTGAAGTGGATCCTGTTCTGGATGGGATTCGGGAAAAGACAAAGGAGCTGGTTAAGAAGGAGCAGGTTGTTGTTGCTCCCCCATCTGAGAAGAAGATCACAACAGGCACCACTCAAGGTCAAGCTGTTCATGCTTCGGCCCCCACTTTTAAACGAAGGACGCTGTAAGAAATGAGCTTGACGGAGACAGACTGCAAGGATGAGATTGAGTCGGAGATCGGTGATCTTGCTTCTAAAATCACCCTCCCCGATGATATTGATAATGCAGTGTCACTGGCGGTCAAGGAGACGGGGTGGGCTTTTCCCCTCTCCTCTGACTTCCAGGACTACTGGGTGAAACAGCGATCAAAGCGCCACATATTCTTTATGCTGTGTGGTGAGTCTGCATACAAGTTTAAATTCAAACAGATTAATCTCCAGAATCGTTTTGAGCATTTCCGTGCCCTGATTCGTCAGATGGATCAGGAATGGAATGCAGCAAAGAAAGAGAATCCTGCAGAATTCGCTGGTGTCAGTGCTGTTCATCTGTTCGGAACGGTGCTGGATGCCGGCTACAGCTACGACGATTACGGGCAGGATTCAACGTATGAGGATGATAACTTGGTTGTGGTGACTCCTACTGATTCGGATTAAGGACAGAAATGACCATTGGTCTTGATATAAAGGAAGTCCTCGTGGAAGAGGGAACTTCCTTTACTATTTTAAGAGACTCCGGAAATATTACTGGGGAATATTTGGACTATGAGACCAATGAGCAGGTTACAAAGCCCTTTATTCAGGAGTTCTTTCTCCAGGCAATGTTGGCTTACGATACGCAGGCAGTGCCGGGAGATGTGATTCAGTTTGATACAACAGGGAATACTTATCTTGTGGTGGGCTCCAACACGGAGCTTTTTGAAAATTCCTCGATCTATAAGGCAGTGGTTCTTTATAAGACCAATTGCCAACCAGGTATTTACAGGCCCCGAAATGCGTCGAGAGGTGGACAGTACCATATACAGACTATTTGGGACTTGGTCAGTGCTGCTCCTTACTGTTTGGTGACCACCCAGCTGTACGGGCACGATTTGCAAACCGATGTTCCTGTGGGCTATATTGGTGTTGAGGGGCATGAACTTTATATTCAATCGAGCATTGGAGTCAAAGTGGGGGATCGTATTAGGATCTCTGCTGATGAATATTTCAGGGTTAAGGCAGTAAAAAAGAGAAGATTTTCAGCGGTGGATGTTTGTGATCTTGAGGAAGATACGAGACCGTGGACGACTACTACGACCACTACCTCAACCACCACTTCTTCAAGCAGTAGCTCTACTACAACCACAGCCCCATAAGAGTTGGGGATTGTGGTGGGGACGTTTTCTGCAAGAGGCGGAAAGCGACCAAATTACAGTGACATTGGAGAGAATGTCACATGGCTTCGATTCGTGCCAGATTTAATCCCTACGACTATAGGCGGTGGATGACTCGGGTCACTGGCCTTAGGAGTGTGGTTAAACTGGAAGAAAATTTGATGCCACAGACCCTCGCTTATCAGTACCGCAATGAAGTCAGCCGCGTTATCTCTCAGCAAGATTTTCATAAAAGCGTTCCCGCACTGAGCACAAGATATAGAGATTGGAAGGCAGGACACGGTTTTCCCACGGCGATCGGAATCTTGAAGCGTGATCTATTGCAGAACTTAACGGTTCTCAAGGAAGGCCGTGGGTGGTATTATGCTGGCGTCGATCCTACTGCAATGGATCAGGGGGGTAAAAACTGGTGGTTGATGGGCGCTCCAAAACGCATCATCACCTATGCCATTTGGTTAGAAGAGGGCAGAGATAGAACCCATTCTTCTGGTCCCCAGCCCCCACGACCCATTTTCATCCCCACAGCAAATTGGTTTGCTGACAATAAGTGGATAAAGCACAATGAGATTGTGCTGAATCTAATGAAAAGGATGTGGTAGCCATGTTGATCCTTGGAGTTCAACCCAAGCGAATTTGTGTTACCGTCGAGTTTGATCTTGTGGAGCTTGGGGATATTTTGGACTTGCTCGATAAGATGACAATCGACTATAATAAGGAAGAAGAACCAGAAACGCATCGTAAGATGGAGTTTCTAAAAAAGGTGTTTATCCCCACAATGGACCGCTTAGTGGAGCAATATAAAGATGGCACTTAATGCAACAGCCCGAGAAGCCAATATCCGTGACAGTGTAAAGAAGTTCTTTGTGGATAACATAGAGATTGCGGAGGGGGTTCCTGTCACCTTTGATCGATCTCTTGCTTCTCCCGATCTGCAGGGGAAGACGGTGACGCGGTGGGTTGCTATTAGATATGGGGAGATGGAGATCAATACCATGTCCCGAATCGTTCTTGAGGTGTACGTTTGTACAAGACAGGATAATGAGGGGTTTAGGTTAGCACAACTAAAGGACAAGGTTCGTGGTGCCCTTTCTGATGAACAAAGCACGGATGGCTATAAGCGGATTCCCTTCTATCAGAGTCATGCAACGAATCCTTGGACTCTGTTGGGTGCAATAATTGTAACAAGGGTGTTGGAATCTGGTGAATTGAATGCCGATGATGATACCAAATACAAAGTACTAACCTGCTTTTGCAGGACAGCTTCGATAGTATGAAAGAGAGGTGCCCCAAATGGGAAAGCCCAACAGAAGTTACTTTCGGTGTTCAATTTGCGGGAAATTGTTGATGGAGAGGCAGTCAAACGGGTTGTGGCATTTCTTGTTTGGTCGCAGACCTGAGGAGAGTGAGACTGTGCAGTTTCCTGTGGACATGCTCATTCACGGCTCAATAAAAATGAAATGCTTGAGGAGGTCCTGTAGAGCAAAAAGCCCTGATCATTGGAACGTTTTAAATTTCTTTCCCCACACGCAGCCACCTTCTAATCGACCGCCCGTTGAGGGGGATCGAACAAAGGCAATCGGAAACGAAACAGCTTCTGGTAGAGAGGTAGCTATTCCCAACTAAACCGTAAAGAAAGGAGAATGAGTATGGCAAGAACCGGTCCAGTTACCAAAGACTCAACTACTATCGCCCTCGGGCTGGCACAGATCAGGATTGGGGCATCCGCGACCTACATCGGTCAGGTGCATCCCATTCTTGCTGCGGCAGCCTCGATCGGTGCCCTCGCAAATACTAAGTTCACTGGCAGCGCCGAATATTTCAAGCTGTTTTCGGGCTTTCCGCTGCTGGAGGATGCGGTATACCCCCTGCGTGAATCTGCGATGATGGAGGTGGGTTTCAAAGAAATCACCCCCAAGAACTTCGCCCTTGCACGTGGCTTGGATCCTGCAGGCTACAGCCAGGCTCATTACGGGCAGATTCCGTTGGGCACCTTGGCAGCTCCTGTCTCTCTCCGAATGGAGTCGGTGTACACCTACCCCGATGGCACCAACACGATGACCATCATCTTCCCCCGGGCCCAGGTGTCTGCTACGATTGAGATGGAGTTCGCCGAAGAGGAGCCGGCTGCCGTCGCCGTTCAGATTGAGGCGAAACGGGCAGACAGTGAAATCTCCGGTGGCAACATTGCTTGGGACAACAAGCCCCTCGGTGTTGTCATTTGGAACGACGGGTCTACTCTGACCTCGACCAGCACCACGACCACCACCACGGCTGCCTAATCTGGTTGGTGGAAGCAAACTAATCCTCAAGGAGGACTTAAAGCAATGCCAGAAGACAATGGAATGGAAAAGAAACTCAATCCGCAGATCCACGAAGTCGAAGTCGGCATTCGTGGACTGCGGAAAATCCAGATTTACCCTCTTTCGCTCGGTGATCAGTTCAAGATATCCGATGTGGTCAAAGAGGTGCTGACTGCATTCTTCAATCAAGTAGGGGACGATCCAGAGCTGTCCCCTGAGGTAGCCTCCGTATTCTTTGATCTATTCAAAACCAACTTCCCTCTCCTGATAGGGCTGGTAGCAAAAGATGAGGATCCCAAAAAGCTCCAGGAGGAGATCACCAACGAGCAGTTCTCCGAGATTGTGGAGATCGTGTGGAAAGACAACTTTGAGGGCCCCGCAAAAAAGCTCAAGGGCCTCTTCGGTCGGGGGGTGGGTCCAAAAGTGGATCCATCATCTCTATTGGAGAGGCCGTCGCCAGCATCTGTAGACATTACGGATACTCCCTTGCCGATTGCTACCGAAAGCATTACTGGGAAGGGGGCCTGACAAGGGGACAGATTATTGCCCTATTCTTTTACTACGAAAAGGAGAAGGTCCAGGATATCGAGATAATGGCAAAGATCCACGGGGCCAAGCTCAAAGGGGGAAGTGGTAGTTCAACTTCTTCTGATGTTGAGGGGGGAAGGTGTAACGAGATTAAGGATGATTTGTTGATGTTTCGTGATCCTAAGGAGTACGAAGGTCTTTCCAAAGAGGAGCGAGTGAAATTGACCAAAGAGATGAAGCAGAGGCACAAGGGCATTCAATTCTTAGGTGGGAAAAATGGCTGATCGTACTATAAGACTTGGTACCATTTTCACTGCCAACATCGATGACTTCATGGTAAAAACCGATGCCATGATGAATCGAATGAAGGCGATGAATGTTGCGATGACTGGGGTGGGGAAGGGAGCAAACTTCTCCAAATTAATCCCTGGTATTACTGGGATTGCGGGGGCTGCCGCTGCCACCACTCAAGCTCTCAAACAGCAGCAGATCCAGCTAACTTCCCTTGCCAAGTCTTGGGGTGGTGTCCTCAGTGCCCTGAAAGTCCTTACTCGCTACGGCATTGCTTCTCAGATTATTAAAGGGGTCACTACGTCCTTTACTGCTGGCAAGGACGCCATCATCGATTACGATCAAGCCCTCAAGAATTTGCAAGCTGTTACCCAGTCCACCGATGCCGAAGTAGAGAAGATGGGGGCGGAGATCAAGAGGGTTTCTTCTGATACGCGGTTGAATGCACAGCAGGTGGCGGAGGGGATGGTGCTGATTGGACAGGCTGGTTTCGATGCCACCCAGTCCATTCAGACCATCAGAGCAGCAGCGGATTTGTCTGTCGGCACTCTTGAGGACATGGCACTGTCCACTGACTTGCTCACCTCTGCCATCTTTGCTTTCCAAACCCGCGCCCTTGAGTCTACGCGAATAGCAGATATCATGGCGAATGCTATCAATAGGTCCAAGCTGACCCTGGACAAATTGAGAGTGGCATTCAACTATGTAGGGGCAACGGCAAGAGATGCTGGTGTGTCGATGGAGCAGGCCGCAGCCGCAATGTCTATTCTGTCCAACAACGGCATTAGAGCAAGTACAATTGGTACTGGATTGAGGCAAGTCCTTGCTCGGTTGCTTTCCCCCAATAGAGCACTTCGGGAGGAATTTGAGGAACTCGGTATTAGTGTTGAGGAAATGAACCCAGCAACTCAGGGTTTTGAAGCTGTGATGAAGCGCCTTGCTCAGGTTCTGTCTAAGGGAAAAGATGGAGCAATCGATATGGGCAAGGCGTATCAGTTGTTTGGGTTAAGGGGTGCTCAGACTGCTTCTATTTTGAGCAAGTCCTTCCTTACCGGCTCCTTTCAAACCATGCTTAGTAAGATGTATGAAGTAGGATCGGCATCGAAGATGGCAGAAAAGCAGATGGGAGGCTTGCAAGCAAAACTGGAGAATTTGGCTGCAAGAATGAAGTTGGTGGCAATCGCTTTCGGTGAGGCAGGGGTTACGGACGCAATCAAGGTATTTGTTGATGTGCTACGAGAAGCCGCTAAACTTCTTGCCGAGTTTCTGTCCTCATCAGTGGGCAAAGCAATTGTTTCTTTTACCATGTGGTCCGCAGCGATGTATCTTGCCTTCAAGTCTCTAAAAACAGGGATCACCATTATTAAAACTGTTGTTGGTTTGTTAGGTGGGATGGGAACAACAATAACAACTGTCGGTGGTGTCACCACGGTTGCTGCTGCTCGACTGACCTTCTTGGGAAAGATTATTACGGGGTTGGGAAATGTCTTGAAGTGGGTGTGGACAAAGTTTCAGACTCTTTGGAAATGGATGACAGGATTTGGGACTGCTACCGCTACGACTTCCGCTGTCGTCCGTGTAGCGACATTTAGCTTTAAAGGGTTGTTGGCAGCTTTGGGGCTGACTTCTCCCTGGGGCATTGCCGCGTTAGCAATAATGGGTGTCATTGTTGCTCTTAAGGCTTATATTGAGACCACTGATGATGCTCTAAAAAAGCAGGCAGAAGTAACGGATGCATCCAAGTCGGCTTGGGAAACCCTGCTGACCTATAGAAAGAATCTTGAGGATTTGGCAGAGGCACAATCCAAAGGAGAGGACATAACGATTCGGCATGAGGCAACGATTAAAAGGCTCAAAGAAGCATATCCTGAGCTTGTAGATAAGTTGGGGTTAGCAACCACAGCCTTGAATGACAATATTGCCAAAGTCAAAGAGTTTGAAGATGTGGAGTTCCAAAAATATATTGAAAGCCTTACCAAAGAAATCAACCTCTACCAAAAGAGCATAAAGGAGACGGCAGCGAAGCAGGGCTACCTTATTATGATTTGGGATGGGCTTAAGGCTCTTGGGCAGGGGGTTTTGGATGAATTGGGAAAGGTTGCAGATTTGTTGGGTAGCATGTTTAGAAGGGTTGCTCAAGATATATTGAAGTTGGTGTCTGACACGCTGAAGATGTTTGCTGCCATTCACAAATGGTTTGGGTTAGAGGTGCCTGAAGGATTAAAGAATGCCATTGATAATACTGCCAATGCTATGTCAAATCTGCATAAGAAAGCAGAAGAAGTGGGCATGGCGTCAGATGAAGTCAAAAAGAAAACCGAAGAGTTGACCAACAAATATGTTGAGTTTGGGAGGGCAATGGCTCAGGTTAATGAGAACATGAGCACCGAAGATATTCTTGCAATGGTAAGAGAATTGGGTGCTACTGAGTCTCAGATCAAGGCTGTGGAAACAGCTATCAAAGAAATGCGTACCAATGTAGTCACAGATTTGGGCAAATTGGTAGAGTCGATAGGCAAGCTCCCTGATGCAATGAAAGAGTTTTACGATTCATTGGATCCGGGGGATAAGATCAAATTTGTGGAGTTAAAGGGGAAGCTGGATAAGGAGATTGCAGAGTACAAGAAAAAAGCACAAGCCATTGGTGTTGTAGAGAAAGACCAGCAAAGAGATATTGCCACGATCCGTGCCAATGGTCTTGCTAAGTTTATTCAAGATACCAAGAAAGAGGAGATGACAGCGAAAGAACTTGCTCAGGAAAAGGTTCGAATAATTGAGGAGTATTATAGGAAAGAGGAGGCTCTTTCAAAGCAATCTGTGGAGAGAAGGAAACAGATAGCCCAGGAACAAGCAAAATCTTTTGAGGGAATGGGCATGACGGAGAATGCTAAAAAGGTTCTTCAGCAAGCCACAGATTTTGCTATCGCCGAAGAAAAACGCATGGCGGAGGTCAGAGAGGCAACGAGAGAGGCTTCTACTAAAGTCCTTCTTGAGTATGAGCGAAGTACTTCTAAAGAGGTAGGAAAGCTGTTCAAGGAACAGGTCAATGAATTCAAAAACTCTTTGAAAGAAAGGGCGAATGAGCTTAAAAAGTTGGCAGCGGATGCGAGGAAAGAAGCTGCCAAATATAAAGCGGCTGCCCAGAAGGATATCAAAGACCTACAGCAGAGCCAGATGACTGATGAGCAAAAGCTGGCGGATGATAAAAAGCAGCTCCAAGAAAAATATTCTAAGATCACCGCAGAAGTCACCGCTCAATATTATGGGAATTCGTCTGCGGAAGCCAAAGAGTTCTATGATGGAATGAAGGAAAGAGTCCAGGGTCATTATGAGGATATTAAGAGTTTGGCTGCTGGATTGGCAAGAGAAGTCAAGGATGAAAATGGCAGGATTGTTCAAACCCAGGCACAGGGTACTCAGGAAGCAATAAAAGCAATCAATACTGCTGTGATTGCCCAAGGGCAGGACATGGAGAACATTGCCAAGAAAGCCGAAGGGCAAGTAGCTGCGATTGAAAAGGAAATAGGTGATTTGGATGTAAAGGTCCGAGAGTATACCAAATCTGTTGATGAAGCCAGCAAAAAGAAACTGGAGCTTGATACCACTGAAGCCATTCAGAACATGGAGAAGGCTTACAACATAGTTTCCGACTTCAAGAAAAAGTGGGACGAGATAAAATCCAAAACTATTGAGCTTAATGTGATTACTAATTCTTCTGGAGGTGGAGGGGAGGCATTGCCCACGGCAGATGATGGTGGGAGTAGTGGGGAGGATCTTGTCGATGCAATGGGGGATTTGAAAAAGTCCTTCGATGATTATAAGGCTGATAGTACCGACGTGCTGGAGCGAAAAGGGGGGCTGATCCCCTATATCCGTAGGAAGTTGGGGGGCGCAATCAGTGAAGGTTGGGGCAAGTTTCGATCGGGTTTCAAGATTCCCGGATTTGGGGGAGGGGATAAAGTCAGAGCCCTCCTTGAGCCTGGTGAGTGGGTTATCCGCAAGGAGGCTGTGCAGAAGTATGGAAACGATTTATTTGCTGCTTTGAATAACATGGAATTGCCCGAGTGGGCCCTTGCGGCAAGAAGAAAGATAGGGGGGTCGATAAGGAGAGCTTCAGGAGGCTCAGTTACTTCTCCGTCTATGTCGTTAGCAGCAGCGGGGGGAGGTCGTTCAGGGGAAGGTCTCTCCATACACTTCCACCCTATGTATATGAGCGGGGACAGAGCAATGGCGAGAAAGTTTGCTATTCAGATTGAACGGGAACTTAGTGAACTTCAAAAGAGAAAAGGTAAATAGATATGGCAATATCATCTAAAGTAAAATTATTGTCATACAATATTTTGGAAGAGGGAACGGTTGCTGTCACGGGGGCCGATTCGGGTTATCCAGCAGCAAGACTCTATGATAGGTCTTTGGGGTTTTACTGTGTCTATTCGGCGGCTGGAGCTTACACGGTTACGATATCAGGGAATGCACTGGCGGTAGATACTTTAATTGTGGAGGGCCATAATCTGAACGGTGTGGCTTGTTATTGGGAATATTCTGATGATGGAAGTTCCTGGACAAGCGCAATTACAGATTGGACACAATCGGGTAATGGTCAAATACGGAAACAGCTTTCTACCGCGATAACTCATGCCTATTGGCGGTTCAGGACTGGATCAGTTGCGTTTCAGGCTACCGAGGTTTTCATGGGCAGAGCAGTTACTATTCCAGTTATATGGGATAGCCAGCCTAAACTTAAAGATGTTGAGGATGTTAGCTGGTATAGAACTTACGGTGGTGTTGATCACTCAATCCGAGTAGGACCAAAGAGAAAACATAGGTCCTATTCGGTTTTTTGTAATAGAACAGATTACCCGATCGCAACTCTAAGAGCCGATTTTGTGTATCTCGATGACTATGTAAAACCACTCTATGTAATAGACCATGAAGATAATTGCTTTTTAGCAAAATTTGATGGGAGTTTATTTGAAGAGGAGCATCTTAACGAGGGATTAGTGATTGCTAACTTTTCCTTACTCGAAGTTCCTGCTTAGAGGGTACATCATGTCTAAAACTATTTCTGCATTTTCCACCACGGCTATCGATAGCCCCCATTCAAGACCAATTCGATTAGTCACCATTGCTTTTTCAGGGATTACCATGAGATTATGTGACAGGTTGTTTGGGTCTGCCGGATCCAAATCTACCTTTCTTGGCTATAAATATGAGCCTGTGATTTTAGAGTGGGGAGATATAAATTTAGGGGAAATAGATGTTTTAGGAAAGAATCCCCCCTCTTTTGGGGAAACACGTTTTGTGGTAGATAACTATGTTCCTGTTTTTGGATATGATAATTTTTTGGCTGCTATTTCGGACAATGATTACATTACGGCCAATGTAAGAATTTTTGAGCTGTTTGAGGGAGCTTCAAGTGCTGATGATATTATAACGCTTTTTGTTGGTAAGATTGAGAACCCAGAACTTGAAGCAGCCACGGTGATAGTAAACTGTGTGGATGTAGGAATAAACATTGTCAATAAGTTTGCCCCCGAAGTTTGTACGATTGCAGATTACCCTGGTGCAGACCCTGATGACATTGGAAAAATCTTCCCCATTGTGTTTGGTAGAGCAAATAAAGTTCCTTTTCTAGCAGTCAATGCTGGAAGTTTAGATACTTTGAGTGAAGCCTGTTCCGCCTCTGACACCACACTTTATCTATCCGACGCCACGGGATTTGCCCCTACGGGGGGTGTAGCTCAGATAGATGTTGAACAAATTCTATTTAGTGGGGTGTCAGGAACAACTTTAACAGGCTGCACAAGGGGATATGCCAGTACGGAAGCTGTGGCTCACAACCAAGGGGCCATTGTAGCAGAAGTTCAATCGGAATATATCTATGCTATGGCTCATCCTGTTACAGCATTCGATGCTGTCTATGTCCAGAATGCAAAAACGGGAGAGCATGTTTTACAAAGTGCCTCAAATTACACAGCCTATACTGGGCAATCAGGAGATGAACATGCAAGTTACCCAGGGAAGGCTGTAATTGTCTTTACAACTTTGCCCGTAATTACTCAGCAAATTAATGTGGAGATTGAGGATACGATAGAGGTAAACGATTCAATAGACGTTGGTGATCCTGGGCATGACCATGAAGGTGAGGCGGCATACAAGACTTGGAATTTTGATTATTGCTACCATTATAATCCTGAAGCAGGTGGGTCTTTTCACCCCGATTATCCCCTGCAAAATGCGAGTGATGGAAACCTAACTTCTGAGTGTTGGGTTAAAAACCAAGGCACTCAAATTTTATTCAGAAGGGTGCAATATCAGGATCTTGAAGGGGTGCCTTCCCAATATCGTCTTTGTATGCAAATGGGGAGCTTTCTTGATTCAAATTGTGGAATCAGTGTTACATGGTTGGGCAGAACAATAACAAGCAACACAGCAAATGAAACTGTTCGATCTTCCTGGACAAATTTGAGTGAGGCCCAGCAGAGTTGGGAATACCTACAAGGGGAAGATGGTTTACTCACCCGAACGGGTACAAATGGATTGGGATATGCAGGAATTGCAGAAGTTTGGGTGGAGGTTATTGCTACAGGAGCAGGCGGTACAGTAAGTGTTGACCATTCGGGGGATTATAAGATAGGGGCAGCCGTAAAGGTTGGTACGGTTGAATTGGTGGGCAACAGTGTTGCCGACACAGTTGTTGGTGGTGCCGTTTCGGCAGATATTCAGGGATGGAGGGCTGATAGTTCTGGTTACTATGGAACAAATCTTTCAGTCATTGAGCGGCCAGACTACATAATAAAGAAATTTTTGGTTCACTATTGTGGACTTTCTGCTACAGCTGATTTTGGTACAACCTACACTCAGGCTGGTACGGACTACGATACTTACGGGGTTCGATTAGCTGTAGTTTTAGTGGAACATGAGAACCCATTAGATTTTCTTACCCGAATTGCATTTCATTCCCGATCAATGCATTTTTTTGAAGATGGGGACCACCAACTTGTTTACTTGCCAAATCAGAATACTATAAACAAAACTTTTGCTGATACTCGGATTGTGGTGGATTCTCTAAAGCTTGGGTACACCCCAAGAGCGGAAATCATAAACAAGGTTTCTGCTTTGTATAATAGGTATTGGGTAGAAAGTTGGGACAAAGAGGATATTGAGGCCTCTAAAAGTAGTGTGGTTGAGGAATCCACAGATAGTGTTTCTGCCTATGGAGAGCTTTCTGCTGATCCCCTTTATTTAGACTATATCACGGGGGAAATGGCTGCTTCCTCTATGCTTGAGTGGTACTTAGGGGAAGTAGAATTCCCCACATTGTTAGTAGAGTTGGACACCCTTAATTATGCGGACGATATAATGAGGGGGGATATAGTAGCACTCTCTTTCAATGCTGGTAGCTTAATGGGCATCATTACATCAGGTCTTATTACTTCTGGGGTAACGAAATTTAGGGTAATTAATATAGTAAGACATGAGGACAATAGGACCACTCTTTATACCCGATCTTGCAATGCTTGAGTGCCTTTAGGTGGGGCCGGGGGTTCCATTATCGCTTATGTGGGGACCACGCTTAGTGGTGGAGAAACCCCTGCATATTTGGATGATGGATTCAAATATTACGAAGTTGTGGCAGGCTCTCCCCATACTAGTCTTTTGAATGTTTCCGAGTATTATAATTATGTAAATCTGCAGGAAAGCCCCACCAATAGCATATTTGATTCCAATAACTACCTTTTACTTGAATCGTTTTTCAGATTTGTTGATGTAAACATTCCTCAGGGTGCTGAAATAATTTCTGCATATTTGATGGGTGCGGCATCCAATGAGGGGGCTACAGACCTTATCGCTGCCTTTCAGGACGCTGCGGATGGAGTTTCTCCAACATCGGCAGAGGAGTTTGATGCTCTCTCTTTAACGTCTGGGATTATAATACCCTCATTTCGTTCAGCCCCATATTATTATTCGGATTACCGTTCTGCCAATCTTGCCTCAGAATTGCAGAAAGTGATTGACAGGGTTGATTGGAATTTTGGCAATTCGGTGTTGTTGACGTTAAGTCCTACGGGGTTTGTGTTAACTCCAAAATTGACAATGTACACCAGAGACAACTCTGTTTTTTCCTTAGGTGGAATTCAAGCTTTATTGGATAAAGTGCAAATATCGGGTGATGGTGGTTCTTTTATTTATTGCACTTCGTTTGGTTATTTATATGAAGGAGCGGGTGCAGTTTATTTCACTCAAGATTCCGATGCTTCCCCCTCTTGGGATAGATTAGCTCAAAGTGAGCCTTTGAATTGGTTGGCAGCTTGCACTGATTACGATGGCTCCTTTATAGGTATGGTGGATGCAACAGGCAGGGTTTATGTGTCTTTCGATAGTGGAGATAGTTGGTCTGAAAGCACTTTGTTGAATTTTCCGGAAGACGTTTGGACTGTCATTCGTTGTGATGAGGATGGTAGTCATATTTTAGTATGTACGCTGGAAGATAATTTAAAGCTGTATCTTTCTTCTGATTTTGGTAGCACTTGGGCGGAATCCACATTGCCTGGGGTTGGTAGCACAATAGTTGATATAGAATTGAGCTTGACGGGATCCACAATCGTTGTGGCTCGTTCTCAAGGTGCACCGGGGGCAATGTATGTTTCAACCGATTTTGGTGATAGTTGGTCATCAAATAGATACCTGATTAATGGCAGTGGTAAAATATCCATCAGCTACGATGGTAGCAAAATTGTAACCATCAATACGGCAGGGAGCGTTGGCGGAGGATTTCCTGGAGTAAAAATCTCTAGTGATTATGGTGTCAATTGGGCAAGTGCAGGAAACATTTCAGAGTTGCCCGTATTGACTGGCATTTCAGTCAGTGGGGATGGAGGAACAATAGCTGTTTCTGGTAGGTATTACAGTTACGACGATTTTGAATGGCATACTGGGCTTTGGGTTACTGAGGACGATGGAGATAATTGGTATAAATCCATTGATGAAGTGTCTGATGAAGATGATCCGAAACACTACTATCCCTCGATTGATTATTCGGGTGAAAATATAATTACAACATTCAACAGGTTTTCGGATTCTGGTGGGGCGTATTTTACTGATTCACGAATCATCGCTTCTTCTGTGGGCATAAATCAAACGAGATTGGTAATAAAGTACAACAGCAATTGGGCACAACTTTTTGATTCAGGTAGGTGGAGGGAAGATTATAAGAATGGTGTGGTTAGTACCAGTTGGGATGCTCCTAATACAGATTGGCTCTTTAATATAGCTGCTTTGGCAAATGGTGGTATTATTCAGACCCGTGGGGATTGGGCAATTGGTTTTAGGCCCTCAAGGATGAGAATTACCCACAATCGATCCTCTGCCACCAATTTAAATCTTCTTGTTTGGGCTTATGATGGTCTCCTTGCTTATTACCCAAATTATTCAAGTGGGGCTGAGGTGCTACTCACTTGGGTAGGAAGATCAGATTTGTGGAAGATTGAGTTTGAGGTTCCTGAAGCGGATGGGGATCAGTTTTCGGTTGCTGCTATTGAATTTTATGTTGGTGCTTATTATTCAGGTGCCATTACTACCACTACAACTACCAGCACCTACAGCAGTACCAGTACTACAGAGACAGGGTGGACGACTACTTCTACCAGCACTGTTAGTACTACGAGTTCGACGGCTTCTACCACCAGTTCTTCTACTCAATCCAGTACCAGTTCCACGACCTCTACTTCGACAAGCACCAGCACGATGACCACATATACCTGGGGAAGCACTTCTTCCTCTTCATCCACTACCAGCAGCACTGCAAGTACCACAAGCACTACCACAAGCACTATCAGCACAACCAGCAGTACTGCAAGTACCACAAGTTCCTTTAGTACCACCCCAACACACAGAGTTCTACAAGTAGTTCTACCACCACGACCAACACACAGAGTTCTACAAGTAGTTCTACCACCACGACCAACACACAGAGTTCTACAACCACTTCCACCACCTCTGGTCCACAGTCTTTTAATTCACAAATCAGTGTGACAGCAGATGATGGATCAGCTACAGCAGCGGATTTTTATAATGCAAGTATTTATCTTGGTAATTATAGTGGTAGTGCTTACAGATCTTGGTATCGATTTCAAAATGCTACCATTCCTGCGGGTGCCACAATAACTTCTGCTAAATTGCAATTCCAGGCAAGAGTGAGTTCTTATAACGATGTTATTACTTGCAATGTTAGAATACACTTTGAGGGAGCGGATAACCCCTCTGCCCCCTCCGATCTCTCCAACCTAACTGGCAGAAGCTTGACTACAGAGTATACGGATTGGAATAATATTGGAGCCTGGTCTGACGATACTTGGTATGATTCCCCCGACATAACAGATGCTTTGCAGGAAGTAATCGATAGAGGTGGTTGGGAATCTGGCAACGCTTTGGTTGCTCACGTTTTGGATAATTCCAGTACCTCGTTTGCTGCTCGGAGAGTCTGGGATCGTGTCAGTGGCTCTTCCTACCCTGCCAAGCTTGTTGTGACATATACAACTTGACAAAGTTTATAAAATATTGCAAAATGAATCAGATTCAGTAAGCACAGCCCAATCTCTTGGAAAGGAGAATCCGAATGTTTCCGATTGCAATTCTCACCAGTTTTAGCGAGTTCATCCCAGGGTACAGTCTTACGGGCATCGTTAAGGACCAATGGCAAATGCTCACCAACCATGGGCACCAGGTAGATGTCTTTGTCAATGAGAACTTTAACGAAAAGAGCTACCCCGTGCCGGAGGGAATGTCGATCAAGAAGATGGTGCCCTTTTGCCATCTGCACGATTACAAATCCCAGAATGAATTGAAGCCAGAGCACCGCCCCGTAGTGCAGAAAACGGTGGACGTTTTTACAAAGGAGCTGGCTCAATACAAAGTGGTGTTTACACACGATTGGATCTTTACTGGATGGAATCTTCCCTACTTCTTGGGAATCAAGAAGGTGGGATTCGGCCTGCCCAATGTTCAATTCTTGCATTGGATCCACAGTCTGCCGGGGGGTCCAGATCACGACTGGTGGCGTATTCAACAGATGGGCCCAAATAACAAGATCGTTTTCCCCTGTGAAGTGAACAGGACCCTGGTTGCAGAAAAATATCATGGATGGTCAGACCATGTCCGAATCATTCCTCACATCAAAGACCCCACAACCTACTTTCAGTTCTCTCAAGACACCAAAGATTTTGTCAACAAAAACCCTCAAATAATGGAAGCTGATATCTTGCAGCTCCTTCCTGCGAGTGTGGATAGGCTCCACGCTAAAAGAGTTGGGGAGGTGATTGAAATATTCAGCTATTTGAAGGGGATGGGGTTCAAGGTGTGTTTGATCGTGGCTGCTCAGTGGGCAACAACCCAGAGACAGAAACAGGATATAGGGGTTTATAAGAAGCAAGCAGCCGACATGGGTCTGACGGAGAAGGAAGTTCTCTGGACTCCCGATATCAAGAAGGAATTCGAAGTGGGGATTCCCCACAAGATGATCAGCGAGATTTTCCTTTTGTCCAACCTGTTCATCTTTCCCACAAGGGAAGAGAGCTTCGGACTGGTGGTTCCTGAGGCTGCTCTTGCAGGGAACTTCTTGGTTCTGAATCGCAGCCTCTATAACCAGCTGGAAATAACTGGGCACAATGCCCTGTATTTCGAATTCGGGTCATTCGAGGTGAACTTCGAAAAGCCTCACCCGTTGTATTATCAAGAGGTGGCAAAAGTGATTGCTGGGAGGTTGAAGGAGAATGAGATGTTTCAGACTAAAACCTTCTGCCGTCAACGCTACAACCTGCACAGCCTCTATATGCAGCACTACGCCCCTGTGATGAACGCTGTTCTGCACAACAAATAGGTGGGAAGATGGCTTCTCGGAATCTCATTTTTCTATATGTGAATGATGGTGGGGCACAGAGTCCCGACATTTGCGAATACAATCCCCACCAACCCACAAGCAACCATTTTGCTCACAATCTCCCATCAGAAGGCTACTTCTGTTTGCTGAAAGCCCTTAAGGATTTGGGTGTTTTTGACAACATCCTCATTTTTATTGAGACCACCCGAAACCCTGGGCACCTTCAGTATGAAAAGGGGATTGACTGTCACGTGGTGCCCCATATTAGATGTGTCGATAAGTATCTTCGACCTGGGGATATAATCTGGGCAAGAGGGGGGTGGAGAAGTTGGCACGATTATTTGGCAGAGAAAAAGGGGAAACACTGGCTCTGCTTATATGCAGCTAATTCGGGGAGGTCGAGGTGGAAGTTTTGGGACGTTATTTTTGATGACCTGTCCGGGAAAAGCTATGCGGATGGACTGGGGAGATTCTATTTTGACTTTGTGAAGCCCACCAATGAGAGCATCTTTCGTTCTGTCCCCCTTCAGACCAAGAAAAAGTATGACATTTGTATTGGAGCGAGCCACATCCATGATAAGAAGGGCCAGTGGAGAATGGTCTATGCTCTGGATGTGATAAAGAATCGATACAACGTGAATTTGAAATGTGTGATGCCGGGGAGATTTCTGAGGGGTGTCGAAACAGGAGCCATCCCCCAAAACGTGATCTCGTCGGGGCTTGATGTCGATATGCCGGGGATGATATCGCGCCAGGACCTCGCTCTCCTTATGTCACAATGTACAGTATTCATCTATGCAGGTGAGAGCGGGCAGAATGACAGAGGCCCCATCGAAGCATTGGCCTGTGGTCTCCCTATTAGTGTTGCCAGAATGTCCAGGCATCACCCCCTTGTTTGGGATCAGCAGTTTTGCAAAAACATTAACTGGAAAGACATATCGAAGGCATCAGATGTTGTTTTCAATTACTGGCAGCAAATTCGACAGGAGGGCAATTTGGTTAATGTGCTGGTCAGAAATTACTATGATGAGCACATGAGTTTGAAGAGGATAACAGATAGGATGGGAATGTTCTTCTATATGCTTCAGGATAAAAAGGTGGGCAGCAAGTTATGAAATTCGAAGTCATGGTGCCAGTTCTATTTACCCACAATTTCCATAACTTTTTCGATTCTATCTTGGGAAACTCTGTACTTCCCACCAGACTGATAGTTATCGACAATACGGATGGAAAGACTCCATTTATACCACCCACAAACAAGTTTCAAGTAGATGTCTTTAAGAGCAGGACAAAACAAGTAAATGAGTCATGGAATCTGGGACTGAAGAAAGCAAGCAGAGATGCAGATTTTGTGGGCATTTACAATGATGATATCATTTTGAATAAGCATTTCTTTAAGAGAGTGCTACAGACCTTTGATGCTTCGGGGAAAAGAACTATTGGGGTTGTATGTCCCAATACAATAGAATTTGAGCGCACCTCTTTTAGTCGTCCCGGCACAGGGCCCTTCAAGCTTGTTTGGGTAAGGAAGCGAGAGGGGTGGTGCTTTACAATGAGCAGGAAAGCCAGGAATTTGGTTCCCCCCATCCCCTGTCATTTAATAAAGCAATTTCACGGGGACGATTGGATTTGGTTTCACACAAAGACGGGGGGCTGTTCTTGGTTCAAAGATTGGGGAAATCACATCTGGCATTTGACAGGGGAGAGCATCAGCAGAACAGGGGACAATATAAACAGAATGGTGGAAAGGCAGAATTGGGAAAACATCCATTTCTGTCTTTCCATGAAACAATCTGATAAAATTCAGAATTTGAAAAGGATCGAACGATGCCCGTTATCTATGGAAGAGCAACTTACGGGACTATCGAACTAATTGGGCAGGGAATAGTAGAAGTTGGTAATTTTTGTTCGATAGCAAGTGGTGTAACAGCAATCATGTTTGGACATAATGTGAGATGGGTAACTACGTTCCCCTTCTCCTCAAAGAAGTTCAGAAAGATTTACAGGGAAGCTTATGAAATTCAAGGGCACCCTGTAGTCTATAAAACCACGATAGGCAACGATGTCTGGATTGGGCAGAATGTGGCTTTCGTGGGAGATTGTGAAGTGGGGGATGGGGCAATCATTGGGGCAGGCAGTGTTGTTCGGGGAAAGCTGGAGCCCTACTCTTTAAACTTCGGAAACCCCTGCAAGCTACTCCGATTCAGATTCGGGCCTGATCAGATAAAACAGCTCCTAAAAATAAAGTGGTGGGAATGGGACGATAGGAAGATCAGAAAGTACATGGAGACTTTACTTTCAGATAATGTTGAACGCTTTATTCTCATGCACTCTTGAGGTGGATTATGCATATTCAAAAGTACCGCAGGAATGAGTTTGTTCCACTGATTATAAATCTCATTCAACTTTACCACCCTAAGACTTATGTGGAAATAGGGGTGGCTGAAGGTTATACGTTCAATAAGATTATAGCCAACTGTCCAGAGATAGAGACGGCGGTGGCTGTAGATATCAATCCGATGCCTAATGTACCAGTTGATAATTACAAAGTAAAAGATGTTTGTTTGTATGAGATGCCCAGCCAAGAGTTTGCCAAAACTTGGAAAGACCCGATCGATATGCTTTTCATCGATGGGGATCACAACAAGGAAACTGTGGAGCATGACTTCTTTGAGATTGGGAAGTTTGTCAGGACAGGAACAGGTTTGATTCTGATGCACGATACCCATCCTGTGACGGAAGAACTCCTGCAGCCCCGGTTTTGTCACAATGCTTGGGAGTTTGCTGATAATCTTTTTGAGATGGTTTCAACTCAATTTGAGATGGGACCAGCCCACACGGATAGTAATTCTCGGTATTTTGAAGTTTTAACCCTCCCCGGCCCCTGGGCGGGAATGACGATTGTAAGGAAGCGAGGTAACCATCATCTGGCATGGAAAACTTAGATACCATCTATGGTGAAAGATTCTTTGCTCGACGGCACAGACTCAATTGGCGCTGTCCTATAGTATGTGATCCCATCCTCGAGTTCTTCCGTCCCGAGATTGTTGTGGATGTGGGTTGTGCCAATGCTGATTTGGTAGCCTACATGATCGATAAAGGGATCAAAGCATTTGGCATTGAGGGGTCATCAGCGGCCGAAAAATTTCTCATGTCAAAGAGAGTGCTGTTCCTGGACATTACGAAACCAATTGATTGGACAGTTATTCCCTATGCCGGAAAGCTGGAAATCGATCTTTGTATCTGCTTTGAAGTGGCAGAGCATTTGCCTGAGTCAGATGCTACCACCTTTGTTCACAATTTGACCCAACTGAGCAATCGTGTTCTTATCTCCGCAGCCCCTCCTGGACAAGGTGGACACCACCATGTCAATTGTCAGCCCCCTGAATATTGGGAAGCATTGTTCCAAAAATTCAGATTTAATCGCTGTCTAAGACCTGAGCTTTTTCTTAGAGGAAAATGGGAGCCCTGGAGCAAAAAGCCTGGGGTAAAAGCTTACTACGATAACCTGATGTACTTTACAGCAGGAGGCTGCCCGTGTTCAAAATCGATGTTACCATAACTGCCACATGCAGACCAGAAGTTCTCTATGAAACTCTGTACAGCTTTTCCCACAACCTGTTTAGAAATTATAAGTGCAGAGGAGTTGTAAATATCGACCCTGTGGGACCTTCTGAACAACAGCAGGTGGCTATTGTGGTGAGAGAGTTTTTTTCAGAGTATTTAATGTTTACCCCAAAAACTGCTAACTTTACCAAGGCTTTTTATACTACTTGGCAAAATGTGAACCGCCCCTTCATTTTTAATTTAGAGGACGATTGGAAATTGCTGCATGAAGTAGATATGGGGGAATTGCTGTCCTTGATACTTGATAACCCAAGCCTCGCCAGTATCCGCCTTCCCCAGTTTGAGGCCCGAAATGGCAGGATGAAAAACTGGAACAAAGTCTTTGACTGGAATGGGCAGTACTACAAATACCATGATCGAAAGGATCTGTCCTGTGCTGGATTCTGTGGGCACCCCTCTTTGTTGCGTGGAGAGTTTGTCAAAAGAGCCGTGGAGCTGTTCGATCTGAACCAGAATCCTGAGAAGCAGTTCCATCACGGAATTCTTGCTCAAGAGGTTCTTAAATGGGATTGGGGTGTTTACGGCAAATACAATTCTCCAGTTTTTGTTCAAGATATTGGACGAAAATGGATGGTTGATAATAAATATCAGAAAAAAGGCAACAAAGCTTTCTTTACAGAATGGGAGAAAACAGCATGAGCGGATTTGCGATTGGTGCTGTTAGTCGGTCCAAACTCGATGGTGTTCACCCCAAGCTGGTAGATGTGGTGGAGAGAGCTATTGCTATCTCTGTTGTGGATTTTGTTGTTATTGAGGGGATCCGCTCTATTGGGAAACAAGCAGAGTTATATACCAAAGGAGTGTCGAAGACTCTCAAAAGCAAGCACTTGAAGCAGGGGGATGGATACGGACATGCTGTAGATTTGGTTCCCTATGTGAATGGAAAAATAGATTGGCAGAATTTAGAGGGATTTAGAGAAATCAAAAAGGCCATGTTTGAGGCAGCAAGTCAGGTCGGGGTGGAATTGAGGTGGGGGAATGATTGGAACAGAAACGGTGTGGAAGTGGAAGCTGACCCTCGCGAATCGTTTGCGGACTGGCCACATTTCGAACTTTGGAGGGCTTAGCCATGTATAATTGTTCCGTAAAAGGATGGAAAGATCAGGTAGAAGAACTCGCAAGATTGGGCAACAGGGATCGATTCTTTACCTTCTTTGAGGGGGGAGAGAATACGAATGCCGTGTTCACTCAATCCGAACAGATTTTTAACTCCATGTTTCTTGACTTGGACAAGGGACTAATCAGACACAGGACAAGATGCTTGGATATAGGCTACGGTAGTGGAGCCATGATGTTTGCTGCTGCCAAGCATTTTGAGGAATCACATGGGGTCGATGTTCACAGGGGTTTCTATTTTATTCGACCTGAATGGACTCGACGCAGCCAGGCTCTGGCCAAGCGTTGCTTCCCCCTCACTGTGGATGGCTCTGGGATGCTGCCGTACCCTGATAACTATTTCGATTATATTTACTCTTGGGTAACAATCTGTAGCTTTGAGGGCATTCATGTTCTGGATGCTTACTTGAGGGAGATTTACAAGAAGCTGCGTCCTAATGGGGTTGCCCGTCTCTACTTCCCCCGTCTCTGCAAAACAAGGAACAGGCAGACCCTCAAAGAATACATGGACAATGTTGCGGAAGAAAACAGGCAGCAGGTGCAGTACAGAGAGGGAGGGGAAGGAACCAAAGTCAGGGCTATCCGTCTCGTTGTGGGGCTGATGCAGATGCATAGGATGGCAGTCTTGGCGGGATTCAACATCAAAGCGTCTGGAACTTCTTTTGTGATGTCAAAAGGGGAGATGCTTGTAGGTGGGCAGCATTCCATCTGCCTTAGCAAAGACCCAGTATTGACCACTACTTCAACTACCTCGACTACCACTACCACTTCGACTACCACAACGACTGCCCCTCCTGTAAAGAAGCGCAAAACCTACATTTCCAATCTAAGGAGAAGACGAAAAAATGACTAAGCTTTCGGTGATAATCCCCTTTGTCAATGAGGATCCCCTTATTCAGTCTACTATTCAGAGCATAGCGCAGGAGTTGCAGGGGAGATGTGATTTTGAGATCCTTGCTGTGGATAATTATTGTGTGCAAGTGGAAAGACAAAGGGAGCCTGAGGTAGAGGCTGCTGCTGTAAAGCTTGGTGTGAGCAAGGAAGTGATCAATGGGGTTTTAGATCACTTCAAAAACCCCTTTGTAAAAGACAAGGGAGGGGAGGTAGTCAAAGCTTGTTCTCGGATAAACCCTTGGTTGAAGTATGTGGTCTACTCGGACAAGCTGAGTCATTGGCAAGCAAAAAACTATGCAGTGGCGAAGGCGGAAGGGGATATCTTCTTTTTCAGCGATGGGCACTGCATCCCGAGTCGCAACTCAATCTTCGATATGTTCTGTCACTACGAGAAGGAACGTTCAACCCTTAATGGCTCCTTGCATCTCCCCGTTACTTACAAGCTGCTTGAAGCTCATAGACTGATATACAAGTTTGTGTGGAACCCCGATCAAGGAGAATGTGCTTATTCCTTTACTCCCTATAGACACCAAGAACAGCCCTTTGAAGTCCCCTGCATGAGTTGCTGTGGAGTGATGATAGGCAGAGAGGAGCTGGCAAAGCTTGGGGGTTGGCCAAAAGAGTTGGGAATCTATGGGGGAGGAGAAAATTTTTTAAACTTTACGATGGCGGTGCTGGGAATGAAGAAATGGATTTTCCCCCACGGCACCCTGTTTCATCATGGAGATAGAAGGGGTTACCATTGGATCTATGATGATTATGTTAGAAACAAAATAATCGCTGCCTACTTATATGGGGGAGATGATTGGGCAGCATTGTTTACAAAACATGCAAAGGGGAGGAGTGAGGTATTGCAAAATATGCTCACTGATGTTAAAATAAAATGTAATGATCACAGAAGGTTAATAGAGTCGCAGCAGGTTCAGACTATCCATCAATGGGCTAAAAATTGGAGCTGATTATGAACTCTACCCCCCTTTCAGAAATTCTGCCACTTCTGTCTCCTGGTGATCGATTTGGCACAAAGTCAGATGGGTTGCTTTCGAGGGCGATTCGATTTGGGCAGAATTTAGAGGGGGATGATCTTTGTCCCATCAATCATATCGGGGGGTTTGTAAAGACCTCCTTTCCACTATTCGTGACAGACGGAACCACAATAGAGTCCTTGTGGAAAATCAGTTATTCCCACCTTAGAGAATACATAGGAAAACAGGTCATCATAGCCCGCCATCTCCATCTCACCTCTGATCTATACGCTATTGGGATAAAAGAAGTAGAAGACAATGTGGGTCAGATTTACCCCGCTCCAAGAATAGCCCTCTTAGCAACCGACATGCTCAGGGGGTTTTTCTATAAGAAAGTCCTCAGCCGTCCCGTTCCCTTCCGATGGTCGTCTTTTACTCTACATGGTGATTGGCCAGTCTGCTCTGAACTCTGGGCACAGTTTGACATAGTTGCGGGATTGGAGACGGGATATGATTGCTCCACTACCTGTAAAGGGTGGAAGGGAGTGACTCCTGAGGATCACTACGATGCTTGGAACAAGCGTCCTGATTTGTACAAAATCCTATTCGATGGAATAGTAGGAGCCTAAAATGGAAAGAGAAGAAATTGAGAGAACGGGACCTGGCCGAAGGGGATACGACAAAATGAAATGTCCAAACTGTGATCTACTTTGGGAACATCTTGCGGCTGATCGGAAAGCTAACCGTGAGGACATTCTTGAGAAAGTAGAAGAAGTAAAATTAGACGTTGACAAGGTGGATAAAAGGATGGACACTCAAGCCAAAGCCCATTCTTCATTTGTGCCCCGCTGGATGTTCATTTCTGCATTTGGATTGATGCTGGCAGCGGGGGGATGGTGGTTTAGCTCGTTTGGTGAAGCCGTGAAGGCACAGAACGAAGATATAAAAGAGAAGGTAACTGTAATACACCAAAGAATCACTGCCATTGACAACCATCGAGAATCTTTAAAAGAGGGCATGCTGGAATTGAAGTGGTCAGTTAACAACCTTTCCTCCCGAGTGTCCGATGTCGAAAAGAAAATAAATAGCAGTGGTGGGAAACAAACACCGTGAGGGCCCATTGGGGCTCTCCAAAAACACAATCCCCTAAAAGGGGAAGGAGGCTGAAATGAAGAAATGGCTCTGGTTGGTATTGGCGGTTTTCCTGGTTTCCGGGTGCATCGGGGGGCAGATTCAAGACACTGCTCATCATCAGGCACTCGGATACGCTTCTGGCAAGGCTGTGGGAATCTCGGTGAACAAGTTCGTTCCCAAAGCTGATCCCAAGCTGAGACAGTCGTGGTCTGAGATGATGGACGCCAACAAGGAGGTTGAGATCATTCCCGACTACGCTGTTGCCCAGTTTTACAATCAGTGTATTCTGATCTTAACGGAAGAATACAAGAAGGATCCTTACGGGCTGATACAGGATCTTGCTGTCTTGCTTTCCATCTACGGGGCAAGCTTCACCGAGGATGGTCAGTTGTTGGGCATCAAGCCAGTTCCGAAGACCGTTATGGAGTATTTTGCAATGGGCTATCGGAACGGAGCTGATCGAGTGAAGTCTTTCGGGGATCGAGCGGAGATGGAATCTTGGGAGGTGCAACTATGCTCAGGGAGCTGATTGCCAAGTACCTCAGCCGAGAGTTTATTCTGATCGTTGTTTGCTGCCTATTCGCTTATTCGGTGCTGAAGGGGTGGCTAACCCCAGAGAAAGTCATTGTGGCAGCCGATAACATTCAGAAGACCACGGAGTCCATTCCCGCCTTGATCGAGGCAATCAAAAACCTTATCGGGAACCTTGCTCCCATTGGGGGTCTTTTCGGTCTGACTTGGGCGTATCTGAAGCGCCGCTCTGATCAAAAGATCACCCTGATGGAAGCAAATCTTGAGTTAAAGAAGCAGCAGTTGGAGATTGAAAAGAAAAAGGTTCCCTGAAGTTTTGTGGCTTCCAGCAAGGGCCGAGGTAAGGAGGCAGCCAAAGGCTCTGGGTTGTCTGGTTTACTGCTGGGAGGGGGGAGGGTGGAAGCCAACTTGCCTGTTCGCGTATCTACCGATTTGACGATATCCCACAGAGCCAGGATAATTCGCTCAATCTGAACTTACGGCAGGTCAGTTGGCTTCTTAATTCTCTTCGCGTCGGCAATGGCTTTAGTTAAAATTTCAATAGCAAATCCATTTAAAATATCATACTCAAGTTCTTCTTTAGCTTCTTGAGCTTTCTCCACCAGCCGCGCCAGCCGTTGGCGCAGGGCGTGAGATTCTTTTTTCTCCTTTTCAAGCATCTGCATGGCTCCTGTATATCTATCCTTCCATGCTTCAATCTCAGAACGCAGGTCTTCTATATCAGCTTCCCACCCTTGCTTGTTTGCATCGTATGATTTAGCAGACAGTTCCAATTGTTCTCGTAGTGCGGCGTTGTCTCTGTCGACATCTTCTAACTGTTTGAACAAGTCTGCTGATTGTTTTGTCCAGTACTTTACTCCATCTAAAAGTTGATTCCGCTCCAAGAGCAGGGCGGCGTTATCGGCCTGGAGTTGCTTTATAATACGGCTTGTTGGATGTCCTTTTTGAGCAGTTATCAACTCGTGTAAATCATGTAAATTTATATCACCAGCCATCTCGCTACCTCCCTCCGAGTGCCTTAATTTCCTGGCTGACCAAAGCCATCATCCCAAGTCATCATTTCTTTCTTTTTTGCGGTTCTTATTTCTTCTTTCAACCGCTCCACCTCCACTTCAAGACCAATTATCTTATCGCAATACTTCGCCTTGGCCTCCTGGCAGCGCGTCAGGTCTTCGTTGAGAACGTCAACCTTGTGCTGACACGCTCCCAACTCCTTTCCCAGCTGGCCCAACTCGCGGATGGCCTGGTCGCGTTCGGATGTGAGTTTAGCAATCTTGGCGTCGGCATCGGCGGCGGGGTAGTATTCTGTGTCGTCGTCCAATATGATGCTAAGTACATCATGGACAATTTGATTTGCTTTAATCGCTTCCATCTCCCCTCCCACGAATCTATTGGTAAATTTCATAGCATCTTTTCCCGCCACATTTTGTGCAGGTCCAGCATACATACTCCGGTTCTTCATGTTTTGATTCTGGATCAAAATCATGGTCGCAGTTTCGATCTTCTTGCTTGAACCATCCGTTATGTGGACAGCAATATGATGGCAAATCAATTTTCCTATTTTGAGTCATTTCCCCTCCCACGGCCCGCAGGCCGTTTCCCCAATAGGCTGTTTTAGATGAAATCATCGCGCCCTCCTACGGCTGCGCTTCCGTGCCTGTTTTGACCGGAAGCATACCGGCCGTGTGATTCGCAAGCTGGTTTCCGTGATGGACAGTGTGCATTTTGTCTGTAATGATTAGGTGCCTGCCGCACTCGGGACAATACACTTCATAAATGCCTTCGTCGTTTTTTAGGATCTGCATCTTGTGCGTTGGGCTTGCTGGGTGAATGTGAGTTAGCATGATGTTCTCCTTAGCGGCATCATGCCGCCGATGATGGGTGGCTATTCAACGTCATCTACTAAATGTTCTGGAACGCATACCAACCTAACCTCCTTCCATTTCTCATCATCTGATTCTCTATATTGTAGAGTTGGTTCAGTTTTTAAACCGTGTTTATTATATGTTTGGTGCCATCTGAGTTCCATCCTTCGTCCCTCCCGCTGCTGTTGGCGCAAACCGGATTCCCCACCCGGCTCCTACCTTCTACACTCTTCCATCATACCCGGCGCTGACACACCGCTGCGCCAAGCTGTTAAACCTCGTAGACCAATGCACACTCATCCTCGTACACTGTCAGTCCTTCTGACCAACACACCTCACACATTCTTGTCAGTATGCAGCCTCTTATAGGGCCCTTTGGAACTGGTCGAGAACGACAAATCTCGCATATCTTGGCTTTGGTTTTGGGCACAAAAGGCACCTTCCGAAACCTGCGATCATCCAACTCCACTAGTTCTTTTTCCATCTCACGACTCCACCCGGCTCCATCGTCCTTCTCTTTTGACGTTGAATGTCTTATCCGCTCTGACATTGACATCCTCACTGTGGGACACCATGATGATCTGCAATCCCAAATCCTTGCTGATCATTTGCAGCATTTCAGAGAGTCTTTCATGGAGATCGGGAGAAACATTCCTGAAGGGCTCATCCATGATGATAACAGGTCGATTGCGCTTCAGGCTCCAAAAGACAAACCTCATTGCAGAAGAAGCCACGTCCAAAGCACCAAACCCGCTGCCATCAAGGGGGCGATAGTTTTCCTCCTGCTCTCTAAACAATAAATCACATTCCGTCCTTCCCCTCCTCTGTTCGAATCTCACAACGAACTCAATCGGGTCGGGGATGACAGTAGAGAGGGCAAGGGTGACGACGGAAGAAATATGCGTTTCTAAGTTGCGTTGCACTTCTGTTGCCACTGTCTGAATGAAGGTCCTCGCTTGGACCGCATGATCCAGTCTCTGTTCAAGTCTTTGCTTGTCTGTTTGCAGAGTCGATAGGTTATAGCGGTGGAAGTCTCGGATCTTAGCAAGCCGGGTGACTTCATCCTTGATGCGTTGGAGGTTCATTTTATCTCCCATTCAGAAAGGGGACCACTTCAGTCTCCAGCCTTTTGAATTCGTCCTGGAAGACTTCTTCCAGCCCCTTTATCTCCTTATCCATGTCGGAGAGAAGTTCTCGGGCTTCCTCAACTGTGGAGACTTTGAACTCGGAAGATAGTTGCTCATTCAGCAGCTTGATCCTTGCTTCCAAGGATATCTTCTCCGTCTCCGCCTCTCTGATCTGCTTTTCCAATTGGTCAATCTTTTGCAGGATCATGTTTCCTCCTAATCGTGAACCACCGCCCTGCCTTCAGGCAGCATAGGGTCAACTTCATATCTGAGTCCATAGATTTTCTGCATAGGACCAATGACTGCAATCCCCGTCCTTTTCTGTACACACTTTCTGATCCGTTTGTCCATATCGTCGGAGACAGTCAGGACGCCTGGGTATTTCCCTGATTGCTTGTGGACTCTGATAATGGCGTCCTCAATGAACCAGAGAACATCCTTTCCCACAACCTGAAAAGGTACAGAGACTTTTTCCATTTTTCCACCATCCCGTTCAATGTTGAAGTGCATGTTACCGTGTCTGGATACCATCGCCCATGATCTCCTCAAGAATGGTTATGACACCTGGGTCCAACTTCTCCCTTGCCTCCTCAATCTTCTCCCTCATCACCTTCGGGAAGTTGAGATTCACTGGAGAGTCTTTTGTAGTGAGTGACCTTACATAGGCTTCCAGCTTTTCATTGCTTACCTTCTTCTCCAACTCATGTTGCTCAAAGTTGAAGACTTCGGAGAAAGGCTTGCAGGGGATATCGACTTGTTCTAAAGTATTGAAGTCTGAGTCATAGATATAGCAGTGGGGTCTATGATCCTTCATATCGATAGAGGTTCGCAGCAAAGCTCCACAGTTAACCAGCCATCTATCCCCCACCTTTGCTGTGAACGATTTGTGGTTGTCTCCGCTGACTACAAGATCAAACTGTGGGTGTTTTCGGAGAAAGATGTTAGCAGAATCCCCCTGAGCTTCCTGTCCTGGGTAGGACTTCTCCTCATAGATCATCCTGTGCAGCAGCAGCACATTTTTACGGTCTGATTTCTGTGGTTTGGGAATTTCTTCATTCCAGCTAATGCTGTAAAGATCAATCCCCATGAAGTGTCTACCTACCATGTGACCGTAGAACAAGTGGTCAAAAGCATTTATGAGAAGATTGAGGGGTGTGTTCTTGGTGTCCGATTTGTGGAATCGTAGGTCATGCTGCCCGTACACTGTATAAATGCCGGCCAGCGGGGAGAATCGTTTTAGCAGTGCCAATATTTCATCCACCAGAAAGTAAGAAGCCTTGTGACTGTCAAAGAAGTCCCCTGGCTGCAGGATGATTGCGTCCCGCTGTTTTGCCAGATTCAGAATGAAGGACAACTTCTCCTTCTGAGTCTCCAAGAAGTTGTCCTTTCGGAACTTCGGCTGCCGATCGGTCAGGTGCCAATCACCTGTCAGAAGATATCTCATTTGTCGATCCTGAACAGTTTCTTTTCGAACTCGGTTAGCTGGACGTTTCTTTCTGATTTGAAACAAACTACATTCCTCATTATCTTTTCTGATAGCTCGTCCAAATTGTAGTAGGTATCATCTGGAAGGATATCTACCACTCTTGGACTATCTATTGGCAGGTGCTGGTTTTCTGCTTCAGGAAGCTGAATAAGGGCATGGAGTGCTCTGGTTTCTGCAATGCTCCTCCCCACCTTTTTGCAAAACTGATCGGATCGGGAACAAAAGGAGATTCCTCTACAGAACTTTCCATTCTCATACACAAGAACAACAGTGGCGAAGGGCTTTCCCGACTTTTCTTTGTTGGCTTCTCCACCCCATCTGTTGGTTTTCGGGTGCCTTAGGTAGTAGGTTTTCATCTCGATCAGGTGTGTTTGGTCTTCCATTTTCTGTTCATTCGGATTCCAAACACTGAAAACTCGCTCTATCTCTTTAATGACAATTTGGCTCTTGGGCACTCTGTTTCTACTCATTTTTCCCCCTATTTTAGATCATCGGATTCAGGTTTATTCATTTTGGTAATGGCACTGTTCCACCCCAGACCACACCCAGAATAGAAAACAGATCGGAAGACCATCAGAAGCAGAGCCATCGGCTCCCCCATAGTAGGACCAAACGATCTTCCGAATTCATCTATAGCGTGTTCAAGAGTGATCCCGCTGTGGGCATTCATGTTGATGAAGCAGTGATGGATTCGCTCCAGAAGCTGGAAGTACTTCATGGTTTTCTCTGGCGGTTCCTTCCCCTCTAACTGCATAGCAATAACAGAGAAGCCATGAAAGATTGACTGAAAGGCACTCTGGAACTCCTGCGTGATGGGAATGTTGTCTACCCAGTCTTGATCATCAACTAAGGAGGCAACACCGACTTCCTTTAGGTGCCTGACCATCTTCTGGAGCATCGGGTTATTTTGCATCCGAATGTAGACCGTCCCCGCTTCCCAGAAGAAGTGCCACTCTGTGTCATGGCGTAGGAACTTTTCGTACAAATCTTTTAAGAGTGCGGTGGATTTGGGGTCGTCGGGAAACTGGTTTGTAAGAACGATTCTTCTGAGATTCGCTGGCATTACGTTTTCCTTTCTTGTGCAGTTGTTGGAACTTAACGTCCTTATATGTAAAGTTAATGGTACCAGTAGGGAATCCATTCTTCACATTTTTGCATACTGGGAATCCCAGTTCTATAAAATCCTGATTGCAAGACAGGGAGACATTGTTGGCAATAAAGGAGATAACAACACCATCTCCTGATTCCAAGGTGACCTTTACATTATCACCGATCTTCATACTGGCTGTATCGTTGAAAAGAATGTCAGGATTTGGTTCATGCTTGTCGAACATCTTTCCTCCAATACTGCTTTTCGGCTCCGCACTGGGGACAGAATTCCTGAGGCTTTTCTTTCAGCAGCTTGTCTCTCATAGCACTCAGATTGGATAGTTTAATCTCCAAGTTCTCCTTAAGTCTGATGCAGCGTTCTGTTTCGTTCTGAATGCTGTAAAGTCGTTTCCGCTTTGCTTCATAGTCAAGCAAGAGAGAACGGTACCTTGGTACATTAGGTAATATCTTTGCTTCATAAATGCGCTTGAGCTTCAGATGCCTGGACTTGAGAAGGGTGAATCTTTCTGAGTCAACCTCTAACTCTCTAACAATCTTGTTAAGAACCTCAAGTCTCTGGGCCCCTTTCTGCCAGCTGTCCAGTAATCCCTTGACTCTGCTAAGATCACTCTTAAATCTCACAACTGCTTTGTATTTGTCAAGCTTTAAGTTGAGTACCAGCAATTCTTTGATCTTGTAATCGAGTTGTGATCGGTGCTGATGCAGAGCCTCTCTTTTCTTCTCCAAAGCATCCAGCTTGCTGATACTTTCCTCACACCGATTCAGTCCCTCGTACTTCTTTAGCTCCTCCTCTGTCTCCTGAATCTTTTGCAAGGACTGGGACAGCTGGCGCCTTGTTTCGTTGACGATCTCATTCGAACGGGACAGGGTGGAATCAATTATTTCCAGCCCCACATGCTCGTTGAGCATTCTTGCCACCGCCCCTGCAGATTCATTGAATAGGAAGAAGAAGTCCTCCTGAATCTGCAAATTCAGTGGGGTCATTTGGGTTATTTGGGATATTTCTTCTGGGAGGTCGGAGCGCATGGCTTCAATCTCAGTGCCATTAGCGTCATAGCTGTTTTCCCCCGAACTCCTCTTTCTGACAATGTAAGTGCCCTCTTCGAACTCCACCCCTACTGTGGTTAATGTGGAAGCGGGTTTTCTAAAAGGTTTATGATTCAGGCCCCTCGGCTCGTTGAACAGGGCCCATCGAAGGGCCCTAATGATGGAGGACTTCCCGCTGTGAGAAGTCCCCTTGATCACGTTCACACCGGGGGAAAATTCAAGAATGCTGTGACGGTGGCACTGGAATTCTTCAAGTTCAAGGGTCTTGAGGATCATTTTCGGGCACCTTTAGCTGCGACTTCTTCTCTCATCGTCTGAGCTATCTTTTCAATGGCCAAACGAATCCCGTCAGCCATCCCTCTGCAATATTCGGATTTTAGTGACATGCCCATCCGAGTCTGTATATCGAGTCCAGAAGTCATCGACTGGTCTCTAAGACTCCCATGTCGGGCTCTGAATGTGTCTAAGTCTTTCCTAAGTTTTTCAGTCACGGCGAACATGGTGCCCCCACTTCAAAAGGGGGAAAGGGGGAAAGAAGCATCGGTGGTCACTGACAGGGGATGCTCGGAAGCAGCCGTTACAAAAACGTTCACAACCTGAGTGCCCGATTCATACGCTCCACTCCGTCCCTCGACAAGAGAGTGGGAATCTTTCCCTTTTTGCTCCTGTTTGTTGTAGGACTCGACAACACCCCACTTTTTCTGAATCACCTTTCCATCTTCTCCCACAGTCTCCTGGTACTGAAACTGCTTGTTACCGTTCTGCCAGACGTGGAAGTTATAAGTTCTTGGAGAGCAGGCAATGAGCATCAAACAAAGCAGCCCTATTAGGGTAAGGAGTTTCATTTGGTCCATCCTTTTTAATTGGGGGAGCCTGAAGCGGCTCCCCCATTCGCTCAATCATCAGCAGCACTACTCAGTGGCAGTCGGCTTTTTGCGATCAAAAACAGCTTCACGAATCGCTTGGGCACGTTTCTTAACATCCATCATGCCCTTAGTGACTCGGGTGCCGGCCGCTGCGTTGTCCTTTTCCTCGAACTTCTGCACATCTGCAATGTGAGAATCAACCGCGTTTCGAAGATCCATCATCATCTGGAGAATGGTCACCATGTCTATATCACCTCCTTTCCTATAGCGTTCTGCGTTTAGCAATGATGGGTGGTGATTTGAAATCGTTTAGCGCCACCCGGGCGAGGCAGTAAGCATCGCACAAATTGTTGTCCTTGAATTCTATTCCAAACTTCTTGTAGACCTGCAGCAGCATTTGTTCCTTTTTTACGTTCCCCTTTCCACAGATAAATTTCTTGAGGACTGTGGCAGGTACCACCTTGAATGTAATCCCCTGCTCCGTCATCAAGATTCGAAGATGATAGTTGAGGGCAGCCATCTCAGCAATCGACGCACCCCTTGCACCGAAAGCAATCCCCTCAATGTGAACAGGGACTCCGCAGCGGTAGCTCCCGACGACCTCAAGGATCTTGACGCCGAGATCGATCATTCGGCATTCGTAGTTGTCAGCTTTGGTGGTAGAAAAAAGCTTCTGGCAAGCAATCTCCCCGTTCTCCATCACTACCACCACTGCGGATCCTGTCAATGAGGGATCAATCCCAATGTAGTGCATCTTATAGTTTCCCCCTTTCATACTTCGGAGCACGGTTCAGCTTGATGGCTTCCTCGATCTGGTTCCAAACAACTCCTACGATCCTTCTTAGCTCCAGCTCCCTTCCGTAATCCTCCTCAATGTGCTTGATGATCGTCTTGCGGGTGCCAGACAGTTGGAAGTCTTTGGCGTCGATAGTTTGCTTGGATACCATTCCCCAGTGCTTGCTTTCTACCAAGAAGTCGATATTCATTCCAATATCGTCCACACCGTAATCATAGTAGATTTCAATTGGAACTTCACGGGTCTTTCCCGTCATCTTGTTTTTGCTGACTTTGATCCTGGTGTTAACGCCGACATTGCGCTCCATCTTTTTGATGGTCTGCATGATAGAAAGCCACATCTCGTAGCTACTGTAGAACTCAAGGGCCCTCCCACCACTTCTGGTTTTATCCTTGTACCCAAAGCCTATGTTGTCCCTTGTTTGGGAAACAATCAGGAGCAGCCCCTCTACATCCTTGATATCTCTTGCAGTGACGCGGAGTAGTTCGGACAGCAGCTTTTGCTTTTCCAACTTGTAGCTGCCATCTTCGATGCCCTTTGTGGCAAGCTTGTCGGCGCGCACCCGTTCATCCCTTCCGGTCAGTGTATCCAATGAATCCAGAATGTAAATAAAGGGATGATCAGCTTTGATCACCTTTACCAAGTTGGAGTAAAAATCTTGGATGGTATCCGAGGTGTATTCTAATTCAACGCGATCCGCGAAGTCATGCCCAAACAGATGATTCATGTTGAATTCCATTGCAGCTTCGGGCTCATCGTAGATCAAACGGAACTTGTCGAATTTGGAATATAGGGCTACCTCAGCTAAAGTGGTAACAGCCAGCATCGACTTCCCTGCACTGCTATCTCCCACAAGATTCCCGATCTTCCCGATCTTGTACCCGCCGAAGGGATTGTCCGAGATAGCACAGTTCAACAGGGTGCTTCCAGTGGGGATGAACTCGGTGGAGTTGTTCATGTATTTTGCTGTTGGAGATTGTGGCTTTGGTGCTGGAGCCACGGGTGCTGCTGCTGGTGCAGATGTTTCCCTTCTTCGTAGTAATTCAGTCACCTCAGCCTCCTTTTGTGTACTCTTGATTGGTCAGTCATTCCTGTCGCCTGCAAGCCGGTCCTTGCTGTAACCGGAACCAACCAAGCTTTTAAATTACAGTCTCCGTCTCAATCCACTGCCCGTCGAGGGGGCGGGCTGCTGCGGAGGGGATGCAGCAGGAGCTTGAGAAGAAGAAGCACCTCCAGAATCCAAGAACTCCGCGCAAGCATCCCAAACAGGGCACTTCCGGCACTCGGGCTTCTTCTCATTGTCAGCACCGAAGACATGACCCGAAGGACACTCACCGGATGCAGTGCCAGCTGCAGGAGCAGGAGCTGCAGGAGCAGGCTGAGCAGGAGCTTTGGGAGGCTCGGGCGCTCGTAGAGACTCCTGGAACTGGAGCATTGCCGGCTGGTCCTCTCGGTAAGCTTTCCAGTGCTCCTTCCACTCAGGGCTCCCTGGAACGAAGTCTCGAAAGTCAGGCTTCGGTGGGGGTGCTGAAGAGGGTGGGGGAACAGGGGGAGTGGGGTTGCAAGCTTGCTGCTGCTGTCCACTTCCGACAGGCTCCCTGCGGAACTCGTCCGGGGTTTCCGGCGGGGTTTCTTTCGCTTCCTCTCCTGAAGCATCTCCTGTGGCCTCCCCGTAGAAGCTGGCATTCATAAGCTCATCGCTGGGGTTCAGATCCATGCACTCATCCAGAGAAAAAGAGGCGTCCACGATCTCGTCCGGCAGTGGGCCCTCTCGATCAATGAACTTGTGTCCCTGATACTTAACTGAATCCCGCTCCTTGCCCCTGTCGTCCGTCCACTTCCCCGACTTCACTATTTCAAAGTAGACGCTTTTGCCAGAGTCGATATCGGCGTAGGCGAACGGTGCCCCGCCCTTCGGATGCTTTGCTTGAGCATCGACCGGCTCCTGGAACAGGAAGTGCGCTACGTCCCAGAGTTGCAGCCCCTTCTTTTCCTCTTCAGGGGTGTCGTGAACCCACACAAGGTAGGCAGTCATGCGGGTGGGCTTGATGCGCTTCCACTCTGTCTTCTCTGGCCTAACCCTGCGAATGTACTCACAGATGGGATCGGACTTCTTGGTGGTCTTCAGCTTACAAACCCAGTTGTCACCGAGGGGCCCGATGTTCCTGTGGACGTAGTAATCGACCAGAAACGTGATTCGCCCTTTCTCGGTGCGGGGATGATTCACCCCTGCCAGAAAGGGGATGATGTCCACAATGTGCTGCCCTGCTCCTGGACGCCAGGATTGAATTCCCTGCGGGAGTTTTTCCTCAAGGAACACCGTGCGCCACTTAGAAGTCTCCTTGGTGCGCTCAATGCTCTCCTGAGTGCCCTTGACGATATCCTCCCGCATCTGTCTGAAAGTATCTCTCAGTCCCATTTAAAGTCTCCTTCTGAAAATGCGTTCATTTCCTTCATTCAGTTTATCCACCTGTTGATCTACTCTCTTGTCTGCTTCCTCTTGCCTCACCTCCTTAGCACCCTTAACGGGGATATCTGAGTAATAGTGGTTTAGGAAAAGGCTGACCAGATGCCCCAGTGCCTCTTTCCTGTGTTGAAGTGCCCATCTGATACCATCAAGTATGTTGAATCGGTACTGAGCATCGATCCTGTTTTGCTGCACTACAAGCCAGTCGGCATGTGATTTGATCCACCGCTCGATTGCCACCTCAGTAGGGGGTTTGGGGAAGCCATGAATCTCATGCTTTTGTCGGATTTCCCTATCCAGACGTGCTTCCACCTTGTTGCGCTCCATCTTTGCAAGCCCGACTTCTCGCTCCGCTTCGGCGTACAACTGGGTGTATTTGGCATAAAGATCAGGCTGCCTGGTGCATTCTTCTTCCAAAGAATACTTGTCAATCTTTAGCTCACTTTTATAGCAATCCAAAATTCGGTCGAACTCAGTTCCGGTTATCATTCGCTCTATCTCCTTCCCACTCGGATTAAAAACATTTCAAGCAGATTGAACGATTCATCCTCCCCTATAGTTCTACAGGGACAACCCCCGTATTTCCACTTCTTTATGAAAGCCTGCATAGGGGCCCTTACCTCATCCATGTAAGCACAACCCACACAAGCCTGCACTGTAAACCCATATTTGTTTCTGACAAACTGATCTACCCTCTCTCTGAAAGCCATCTCCCTCTTGTCTTCGTGCATCGCAAGCGGGCAGCCGTTATTGGGATCCACATCGCCGTAGCTGGCAGCTTCAAAGTAGCTGGCAAGCTCATTGATAATCATAACTTCAAATTCGTCCATCTCAGCACCTCAAAAGGGAATGATCTGAATCTTGCAAGCCAGGTAGCAGGCTGCTGTCAGCCCCACCTTTCCTGTGTACATGAAGGACTCAGTGAACAAGGAAGCCATCTGCACAATGTCTCCCAAATGATTGAATGGCTTTGACTGATCCATCAGCACCACGTTGAAGTATCCGCAGATAGCCCTCCTTGCTGCTTCTGCATCAGAGTCCAGATCCTTCAAGATACTCTGACACTGCTTCCACTTTGCTGAGTCAGTGTCCTTCGGATTCAGGAGCACTCTGCACAGTTCTTGCACAGTGTTCTCCTTCACCGTTACATCCTCCAGAGCATTCAGCGCGGCTTCTTCGGAGGGCATGTCGATCACTTGATCCAGCAGACTGAGAGCATGGCCAGGGGAGCCATTGCAACAGGTAGCGATTTTTCTAACAACGGGTTCGGGGAAGTCGGGGACGTTTTCAGTAGTCAGCACACGCTTTAAAAGCTTGCTGATATCCGCTCGGCCAAGACGTTTAAGCTCAACCCTATGACATCTGCGACTGATAGCGTCATAGAGCTTTGTTTGAATGGCTTCAGGCTCCGAAGTGCATAGTGCAAAATGGACGTTCTTGGGGGGTTCTTCTATGACTTTAAGGAGGGAGTTGAGGGCTGGCACGGTCTGCTGATGGAACTCATCCAGCAGGTACATCTTCCTTTTTCCATGAGAAGAAAGAGAGCAATTGGCAGCAATCTCTCTCATGGTATCAATACCTCTGGTGTTCGCCGCGTTGTATTCAAAGAAGTCAATGTCCAGCACCCCTATTGAATATCTGACAGCCCTCGCAAGGGTTGTTTTGCCACAACCCGCAGGACCAATCATCAGAAAGCTTGGGGGGATAGCTTCTCGCTCGATCACGCTTTTTAGAGAGGCGATGGCGGTTTCATTCCCAACGAACTCGTCCAGTGACTTCGGTCTATAGATGGTGTTTAAGCGCATGTCCAGTCCTTGTAGGGTTTGTGTTGATATTGTTTGTTTAATTCTTTTTCCAATCTATCTACCTCAACATCCTCAACATTTTGATCCTTGTCGATAGCAAAAATTTTTTCAATGAGATCAAAGGGTCTTGCTGGTGTAAATGGATTTGTTCCTGTATTGATATATGGAACAAATTTAACTCCCCCAATGTTTTTCGGTTCTCCCCACTGTCCCATTATTTCTCCCCCTGCTTCCAAAGTGCTTCCTCAATTTTATCTTTGACATCCAACCGTAACATTTTGCCATCTCTGTTTAGAATAACAGTTGCTTTTTCTATCTTGACCCCTTTAGGGATATCAACAGATTCAAAGGTGTAGATAGATTCCACACGACGGATATCATCTCTTTGGGGCCACAAAATCATGCCCCCTTCAGGGTGTTTTGGGCAAGGGAAAACAGAGAGCGTGATTTTCTGATTGGATTCAACAAAGAGATTTAGAGGAAGTGGTCTACCACACTGTTCACAACGTCCCTCAAAATCGTGTTCTCTGTTCATCCTGTTAAATAGTTTTCTTATCCAGTAAAGCATGGCAGTTTTCCTTATCCCATGAATTTGTAAACAGGCACACCCCTGTGATCTTCCCCCGAGTATCGAAAGACAACTATGCTCATTGAAGGATCAACTGGTACAGGACCCCCTGTGCAAGCGATCCTAAGGGGCTTTGGAATGAATGCTATCTCCACAACAGCAGGCATCATAGGCTGCCCATATTCTGATACCATCGACACCTCAATCTCCTCTGATTTCACCCAATCTTCTAACTGCAAAAGGACTCGGACTTTCATCTAATCCTCCTCCGATACGAAACAATCTGAAGGTCCACCTGACCAAGAATCAAGAAATTTTTGAGCTTCTTCCTTTGTGGGGAATTCTATAGGCTTTTCTCTGGGATCACATTCCCCCTCCTCGATGCTGCTTTCGAAAAACCCCAATCCCATAAAGTCTCCAATAAATCTCCCATCTTGTTTTGATCGAATGTAGAATGGCATTATCGATACACCTTCATGTCAGCCCAAGTCCCGTTGACTTCGCTGATCTCATGTTCCATCCGGATGGGCACCACTATCCAGGGAAACTGTTTGACCAGCTTCACCGTTGCCACCTCATCGAAAACATCACACACATGGTCAAGTTCTTCAGGGTGATAGTTGGTGATAGCTTCATCGTGAATCTCCATGCAGGGGATGCTTCTCCATTTCTCCTCTGCACAGATGCGCTCCACCTCGATTATGATCCAGAGCAGACAATGGAACGCTGTCCCCTGCGTCTGATAATTGCAGAGTTCATTCCTTGTCATGTACCCAGAGAATTTGAATCCCAAATGAGATTCAATGTAACCCTGCTTTCTGTACAGCAACTCATTATCGTCTTTCCACTTCTTGTAGACGGGGAACCTGACGTTCCAGAACTTGTCCTCAACATCTTTGCAATGTTCCTCAAACTCCTCATACCGGCGAATCTTCTGCTGTCGCAGGTGCTCTACTACAGGGACGCCTGAGACCGTCTTCAGATCCTGAATGCGTTCCCACAAATCTTTAGCACAGTTCTTATAATAGCTCCCGTAGAATTGTGCGAATACCCAAGCATTCTTCGCATGGAACCTGAGATCCTTTGTAATCTCGGGGATGGGCAGAATGCAGATATCACACATGGAATCGCGGTGCATATCTTTGGTCTTATCTTTGACGTAGCTGATTAGATTAGGATCCTTGTGATAGCAGCAAGAGATTCCCACCTCAATCCCTGACAGATCACTTGACAGCAGACCGAAGCCTGGATAGGGCTTGATTCCCTTCCTGACCAACTGCTGCACTTCTTTGTCCCTAACGGGGACGTTCATCAAATTGGGGGTATCGGAGGAGCTGCGGTAGGTGATCATGTTGTGGAGATTTAGCGTGGTATGAATGCGCCCGTTGTAATTGAACCTAAGGAACTGAGCAAGGTAAGTGCCCCGAGCCTTATCAAGTTTGCGGTACTTGATAAGGTCAGGAACGAAAGAGCATTCAGTGCGTTTTAAGGCGTCGGCATCAGTGGAAGCTTTGTCTTTCTCTGTCTTTGACTTCACCTCTTTGCCACACACCTCATAGACCAGCTCTCTCATATCATCGTTGGAATCGATATCGGGGTACCTTCCCTTTTTCTCTTTGAACAGCTTGAACTCAGGGGAGAAGTGGACAGCATCGTAGCTGGAATTTATTTGCTTGGTTAGTTCGAGGAAGGTTTTGGAGTAGTACAATTCATCCGCCGCCATCCCCCTCAGTTCGTAACTGCTAAACACCTCTTGCCCGTCCATGAAGAACCCGAAGGCCTCCTGAAGCTTTTCACTCCTGCTCATCTCTCTGCGTTGCTTCTGCTTCAATCGTGCCGCCCAGAAGGTGTCCAGACCGTTGTAATAGAGAAGATCACTCAGCAATGCCTTGTGTATTTTGTTAAACCCCTCCTTGTCCGCATCAGTCAAGAAGTGATCCACCTCAGCGTTCCAGGGGTAGATTCCAAAGTTAATATATGCCTGAAGCTTTAAGCCCGTGAAATAGCTTCGGTTGTCGAGCACATGGGCACCTATCATTGTACACCACCACTGATTCTCAATGTTGATGCCCAGTATTTCGTTGCTCCAGATGTTTTCGAACTTCAGATTGTGCCCAACCTTCTTTATGCTCTTGTTAGAGAGAATCGCTCGGACTGCCATCTTGATCTGCCGAAACTCCCCAGCAGTCCAGTTGAAAACCCTTTCAAGAGGGAATGCGATGGTCCTCAGCCCATCTACTGCCGTCATCGCCATCGACGCTATGAAGTGTCCGGGCTTGTAAGGCTTCAGCCCAGAGGTCTCATAGTCGATAGCGATTTCAGGTTGTTCTCGGAAGTACTCAAGAGCGGCAAGAAGTTCGGGCAGCTTCCGGATCATTTCTACTTTTGGTTCTATCCATTCAGGCCAGTAACTCTCGGGATTCTTTAGCAGTGCAATCGCTCGATCCAGATCGTGTTTCCAAGTAGCATGTAGATTGGGGTTCTGATCTTCACGGACCATGTAGGAGGGATGATAGAGGGGACAGATAATAGCATTGTGCTTTCGGTCGGGGATAGCAAGTCCCCTAAGAACTCCTATCCCTGTCTGATCCAGCTTCCCCCTATAGAAAGATTCCAGAGCGGAACCACCCATCAGCCAGATCACCTTTGGCTTGAAGTCTTGAATCGCTTTATCAACAAGGGGGCGGCAGTAAACGATTTCTTCAGAGGTGGGCGTCCTGTTTTTAAGTCCCCCCCGACTACCAGCTTCTACTGGCCTGCAGTTCACCACATTGTATTTGTAGAAGTCACCATCCAGATCCAGCCCTCTTGCTGCAAGCTCACTTCGAATGAAAGCCCCCGCCTTGCCGAACTTGGCAAACTGGCTTCCACATTGATCTTCTTCTCCGCCAGGTGCCTCACCGAGCATGAGGCACCCAAGCTTGCCCCTCCCCGAGACTTTCATCTTGGGGGTTTTTACCGAGCGATACAGCCCACACTTGTTGCAGTTGGCGCTGTTTTCGGGGTCGATCTTCTTATCACTCAGTAAAGTGATTTCGGAGTCGGTGAAAAAGCCTCTCATACCAGCCTCACGGTGATCAAGTGAGAGAACCCTTTCGTCCTGAAAATCGCTTTTCCCCTCTCCTCATCCATGCGCTGTAGGATGACAGTAGAAGAAACGAACTTGAGAATTTCAATGAGGAGATCGGGGGAGATTTGCAGATTGATGGGGAAAGGCACAGGCTTCTCCAGCTTGCTCTGACTGTGTATAGCACCCTTCTCCGAAACACTGCTGCATGTTACCAAATCCCCCTCAAACTTCAAATCCACCTGACGTTCTGTTGCTGTCTTGCCCTCACTGAGCACACCAGCTAACTCTGCTCTTTTGATCAAGTCTGAGGGGAGTTTCATTCTGATAGAGTCTTGATTGGTGCCGAAGAAGGACTTGAGGTCGATCTGATTTTCGGGGGGTTCCACGATGCGACAGGACATGAACATCCCATCATTTGACTTGAAGTGAATCCAACCACCCGATAGAGCGTACAGCGTCAGGAGCTTGTAGCGGCTGATCTGCATAGCATGGTCAGCCTCGATCAGGAAAGTGCCCATCCCTGACTCCATCACATACCACCCGATGCGATACTTGTCCGTGCTGAGAATGTCCTCCCCCATCACTCGCAAGCAGCACATGGCCCCCAGCGTTCTGTCCCGCGATGCAGAGAAAGCGCACATTTCAGCACCAACTTGGAAGTCAGTGGGCAATTTGCTCCAGTTCTTCTCTGCATAGCAAAGATTGAGAATATTATCGAGGTGTTCAAAGATGGGGCTATCGATGATCAAAGTCAGGGTGGCATGATTCACATCACCGTAGATATCAACAAACCCCTCCTTCCCTGGATTGATCTCCATCTTTATTTGCTCCTCTTCAAATTTGCTGATAATCTTAAGGAGCAGGTCAGCTTCTACCGTCCCCTTGAAGTCGCAATTGAAGGGAAAGGCGACAAAGATTTCATCATTATAGGAGCAAATGTGGTTACGATAGAAAATGATGTGGGTGCTTTGCTCGATGATTTCCTTATTAGCAAGCCCAGGTGACAGATTCTTGATGATCCCCACCAACTGATTACGATTGACTTCCATTCTCCTCCTCCTCCTCCTTCATCTTTAGCAGATTGCTCATACCCTTCTCAAAGAAAAAGCTCACAAGTCGGCAGTAATGAACATCTTCCTTTAGCACCAACTCCATGAGCTTCTTTTCTTTTTCGGGGCTTGACATTACTGGAAAGTTACCTGAAAAGTAAAGATACATTATAAGCGTCCGTTTTGTTTGAGGAATCTTCGTTGTCTTTTATGTTCTCAAAACTCTTAGAAGAAGTCAAGCACTTTTTTAGAAAATCCACATTAGAACAGCGTTTTAAATGACTTGGATTTGAAAGGCCATGGATAGCGTGGTAAGTTCTTAACTACATTCTGATAGTACATGAGATTGAGTTGGTCGCGGATGAAGCCGTTGTTTCTGGCCCCCTCAACAAGTACCTCCTCCTTGCCTTCTTCCGACCACTTCGATTCACCAACCACAAACCCATAGTGCTCCACATACCGGGCAATCTCTTTTTTAATGTTCGGAGGAAAGTTATCAAAGTGTTCTCCCTTCTCTTTAGTCTTGGGGGATCGAATGGAGAAGAAGACCTTAAAGGGGTTTTCATCATAGATCCACTGCCCCTGCTTGATCTTAGGAACCAAGACGATTCCAAACTTTCCAAACTGAACCCAGCTGGTGCTGTCTGAGCTATACCAGGGATACCTTCGCAAGATATCAATGCTGAGAATGCCCAATCCATGGGCTTTGTGCTTTGGCATCCCATCGTCGTAGGTCAAATACTTCTCCCACATCTTGTCCAGAGACTCAATCCTCTTCTGGGTGGAAAGATTGGCTATGGCACCTATACCAATCAGCTTAGGATGGTAGCCAAGATAGATTGTCAAGAATTTGATATCGGTCGTAGCATGATAGATGGGGACGGGATCAAGCCCCTGCTCTCTCAGCCAAAGCCAATTCGCCAACGACTTCTCCCCATCATTAATCACGTCCAAATTGAAATACCAGTCGAACAGGTGCCCATTGTTCTTAACGAAGTCGGCATAAGCTTGGATATCAATAGTGGTGTTTTGTGTGTAGGCAGAATAGGCACCACTGTCCAGCATCAGTCTCAGCTTAGGGTATCTCATTGGTAGAAAATTCCTTTGGCATCGACGTAGCGGGCAAACAGGGAATCCAGCTTTTGCTTCCTTGCCGTAGACAGGGGCAGGTTGTTCACTCCCTTCTTGATTGCTCTTAGAGTCTCCCCCGATCGATGCAAATCATACTTGCCATCTGCAATGCGTTCAATGTAGGAATCAATGCCAATCCATTCTAATATCTGATGGGCATTAGCCTCCTCGATGTTGTTGTTGTACAGGGCGACCCATCGACGGAAGCAAGCAGGGCAAGCATGGCAGGGCTTACGAAATACCTCAGTGCCTTCAAACACCTCCTTAGGTTGATAACAAGCGTGGGTATTCAGGAGCCCATCGACTGGAAGCTTTTGAGTTAAGTACCACTCTACCATTTCTGTCTTGGTCATTTGAGTGAAAGGGCTGCCCACAACGATTTCTTTTTCCGTCAACTCTGATATCATTTTGCTTGATCGCATAAGGAAGTCAGAGGTTCGATCAGGAATGTTCATTTCCCCTTTCTGCACAACAAGATAGATGGCAGCAGTGGAAGCTTGTACATAATAAGCAGCAGCAAGAAGTAGCATGAGGTTTCGGCTACGAATGTTAGCATCTGGCTCCTCAAATGCCCCCAGTGTCAGGACATTTTCTACAATTAGAGTCTGTGGAATTGTGCGCTTGATTGCTGCTATCTCTTGCAACTCATATTTGTGGTCGAGGGCAAAGTAGATTGTCTGCGGGTACCCAAGATAGTGATAAGCTATGTAGGAATCTATGCCCCCACTGTATAAGAGAATCCGTTGTTTATCCATTTTCGCTCTCCCTGTAGTTGCAAATGTGGTAGTCCCCGCTGTTGGTGAGAATGTTCCACTTGTTCCTTGCTGCCTTCGCGTCCCGTTTGCTGAACAGGGGGCCCTCAACGATCTTCCCGCTCTTATCTGCTACGCCATACTTAGCAGAACCAACAGGACGAAGGAATCTCTGGGCCATTGCCTTCCCTTTGTTGACTCTGCCCCAAGGGTTTCTGTCTCTCTTCGGATTGAACATCTTTAGCCCCCTTTACCATGCGCTTATCTTGTGAATTTTGCAAATGGAATCCTGAATCCCCTTTACTGATTCCAAGATGCAGCCCGTAGCAGGGTTTACGGCGTTTCGGTCCAGATAGATATCGAAGCGCGGCTTTTCCAAAAGGATCTGATCAAAGGGCACCTGGTGCTTTTTCAGCCACTTGACAGTGATTTCATAGTCAACCAGATATCTTGAGGACCAAATGCAAATGTAATGCCCCTGCTTTTTTAACTCTCTTAGTTTTTCAATCACAATGAGGCTGGGGGCAAGCCTTGCATAGTACTCACCGTAGTCCTCAGAGAGCCTCTTAGCGGAGGGCACCGTAAGAGTGTCATCAATGTCAACGGCGATAGTGAGGGAGCAGTTCATTTTTCCTCCTACACAGGCAGGTTCAATCGGTTGATAATCGCTTGGACATCGGCCACCTTAGCCGGTTCGCTGAAACGTGTTCGAAAGCACACCCCGCGTCGGTTCACATCAAGGCGAGTGTTAAAGCGCCGTGGATCATAGACATCAGCACGGTCGGCGGCGATGCAAGACAACTTCGTTGATCCGCACTCAAGACACAGGGTGGGAACTCCGTCATCATCCATCGTGGGATTGTCACAACTAACAGAGTACTGGAAGGGGAATTTGAGATAAGCCCCCAGCTTCCATGTCTCGGTCTTCGTCAGGTTCTGCAGGACATTGAGGAAGTGAATATCGGCGCCCGTTATGCAGCCGTACTTCTTCAGTTCCGTTAAAGCTTCGATGAACTTGAAAGAGTTGTCAGGATACCCACCTGTATTATGAACAAGGAGGGAATTTACAAAGAAATTATTATGTGGTTCACAGTGGTAATTTACTACTTTTTCCTCTCTCTCAATCACCTCTACTTCTAATACCTTTATTCCATTATGAATAGAAATGCCTGCAAATTTTTCAATCTTTGAACGCATCTGCTCTTTGTCTTTTAGCTCATCCCAATTTATTAAAAGACGATCCCATCCAACTTTTCTCCAAATCTCATCTCCCGGCTTTATATCAACAGCTTTTACCCATCCTTTTCCGGAAACATAAAAGGGATGAGACCTGGAGCATTCTACAAATCCATATCCACGGGTTTTGTATTTTATTCGTACTACATGGGTAACAGTTCTTTCCCTAACTTCTTTTACTTGTGTTCTAACAGGTCGTTTAGTTTCTATATCACAAGCCCACAACCAATCACCAACATGAACATCTTGAGGGGGAATGTTGCCCCTTTCAACAGTGTTTACTTTGTTATTTTTATGAAGTGTGAGGCACTCCTCAGACAGCTGGGCCCACCCGCCTGCAATGTACACTTCCCTATCTTTGCGATACAGCAAGCGACTCTCAGCTTTAGCAAGCAGAAGGGAGGCGAATATAGCGTTTCTCGCTGAGACCCAAGCGATGGTAGATTTCAACTTATCCCCGCCACTCTGTATCGCATTGCTCCTGTTCATCAGCATCCCACAATCCTTGATGAAGTCTGTGTAAATGGAGCTTATATCGAGGATTTGCAACTGGATGCCAAGTGTCTCGGAGAGTTTTCGGACTGCCCACTCCTCAGACTCCTGCGATCTCTGCCCGTACTTAAAGTGGACCATTGCAATATTCCAATTCTTCTCAGGCAGAAAGTGTTTCAGAGCCAAAGCAGTGACTCCACTATCTATACCACCACTCGCGGCAATGTAGATACTCTTGGGCTCTTTCTGTTTTTCTTTTCTTGAGAAGATAGTGGGGCTGAGAAACTTAGGACGATATGTAGACTTCTTCTGGAACCCTGAGTCGAGGTCGGTTTCTATGATTGTGTACCCGTCCAAGTAGTGATGGTACCAGTACTCCCAAACATTCATCCCATCCTTCGACGTTCCCACTATGTCTTGCAGTACTTCCCCCAGCGCATCATTGCTTGAATGCAAGAAGTACCCGTAGCCTTTTATGTACATATGAGCAAGGGGCAAGAAAGAGTTGACAGCATAGAGCTTCCTTGATTTCCAATCCAGCAGCACAAACGCGAATGCTCCTGACAAATCTTCCATGCACTTCTTCATGTCCCGCCCATAATTGATATACTGGGCAATGATAGCTTCTGAGTCAATTTGTGTGTTCCACTTGAAAGTGCCAATTTCTTCATGCTTTCTAAGCCCCTTGTTGTCCGTCTCTGTTACAGAGCCATTGTGGATAAGGACACAACCCGTTTCCGGACTGATAATGGGCTGAAGCATTTCAGGGGTTGTCTGGAGTTCTGTTTCGGGGGTGGCACGGAAGGAGAGGAACAACAGGTCACCCGCCCTCATGTTCGATTCGATGTCCAGCACATGGGTGTCCCAGAATTTGGGGTCTGCTACCTTCTCCAGGAGCACAAGCTCTGAAACCATCCGATCTCCGCCCTTTGCTCTAACCAAGCAGTAGCCGAACCCATCACCACCCCTTTTAGCTGCCCCCTCAAAGAGTTTCCTGATTGCATCCCGATCAATCGTTCTCTCCCTTGCCCAGTAGAAGCCTATTCCACACATGACATATCTCCTTTTGCCCAAACGATTTCTTTGTTTTTTCGCCTTGCCCCTGTGTCTATTAGCATCTTTCGATAGCGCATGGAAGTGATCACTTTCCTTCCAAAGTTCTGCACCTGAGCAAGGGTGATTTCATTGTTCCCCCTGATAGCAATGAGGTAGCTGTGAACTTCAGAAAGGGAGAATTTGGTTCCTGGGTATTCCTTTATTGCTTTCCGGATTGTTCCCCAAATGTTATTTGCTGGGCAATAAAAACTTTTGCCTCTCATCGGTTACCCCCTCTTGTGTTCTGCGAAGATAGAGACAAGTTGGTCAGGAGAATTTTTCTTGTAGAAATGATAACCCCAAGCACAGGACCAGAAGCAGCCCCTACATCTTAGGGCATCCTCCATCACTGCCTTTCGATATTCGTGAAGCTCGTGGGGAAGGTCGAAAATGGAGAACTTACTTGATCTCTCCCCCTTTACATAACCACAGCACCTTAGAGTACCATCTGCATCTACAGTGGGCCCATCATAAGGATTGCCCCTACAGTGCCACATTCTGTGAGCAAGGTTGAACTGATTCTCTTGTTGGAGATACTCTGGCATATGGAGTTTGTATTTCTTTTTCTCTGCCATCTCTGTCAGGTACTGCAAATCGTTTGTACTTCTCTCCAATGCAAATCGATGGTCCCATTCCCCTGCGAAGTCCATCTCTTTCTGAAAAGACCAGTGAATTGTGTTTGCCCCTATCCAAATCCCTTTCTCTGTCAGCATCTCCATCAAAGTCTTGAGATACCAAATGTTCTTCTTGTGGATCGTGATAGTGCCCTGGCACTCCACATCGGGATAATTTTCTCTTATCCAACACAGGGCTTTCCAGGCATCAAGAGATTTCTTTTCTTCCTGAGTGACTTCCCCTTGCCGGCTTTCTACATATTGTGGGGGGTAGTCGATTCCAACAGAGAAGTTTTTTAGCCCCATTTCACCAAAGAATATTTTTCTTCGCTCCATGAATAGGGGCATAAAGGCAGAGGAATAGACAGCATAGGGGGTGCCATGCTCATTGACAATGATGGGCATATCCCCAAGGAGCCAAGGCTCGTTTCCAAGAATGAGGTTGAACTGCACCCCGATCTTTTTCAGAATGTAGAACGCTTCAAGCCATTGACTGGTGGATAGCTCAGTCTTCCGAGATTCTTTGATTCCGCAGTAGGAGCAGGCACGGGGGCAACGACGGGTTAGATAGATTACGCTTATCATGGGAAGGACTCCCCTATGAGAGGATCATTGTGGTTGAGAGTTTTATCATTTCAAGGGCTTTCAGTTCCAGGGTGGAATCTTTGAGAAAGATACCCTCGACTGCCGACGTGGTCATTCCAGCTTTCTGACTCTGCTGGGCTCCTCGGCAGGACATGCACTGATGAATGGCTCGCATGTATACCATGCTACCTTCAGGCTGCACTGCGTTATTGAAACAGTTGATAACATCTCGGCAGAGTTGTTCTTGGAGCTGGGGTCTTTTGGCATAATGGGAAACGATACGGGCAGGTTTTGATGCTCCCACGATCTTGTCCCCGGGAATGTAGAGAACCCAAGCTCTGCCAGTAAAGGGGAGGAAATGATGGGAGCACATGGAGACAAAATCGATGTTATCAAACATGATAATGTCTTTGGATTTTGCAGGAGCTGGGAAGCAGGTAACACCATCGAACTCCCTCCCTACGCTTGCGAAGAACTCATTGCAGTACATCTTGGCGACCCGCTCGGGGGTGCGACGAAGGTTGGGGTCGGAAAGATCCAACCCCAACCCTTCGCTAATCAAGCGAGTCATGGCATCGACAACGATTGACTTATCCATGACGCTTCGGCTCCGTCTGCGAGATTAAACGTTAAACCCGACCAGTTGAACGAAGTCGTCCTTCTCCTCGTAGACGTAGCCCTTACTCCGGCGGTACTCCAGATGGGCGTTCAGGGAGTTGACGTTCTTGTAGTGAGTATTGAACTCGGGAGCATTGACCTTGCGCCACTCCTGAAACGCATTCACGATGTCCTGCTTCTTGCCACCCTTGAGCAGCAGTCCCTCGAGATAGGCCGTCGGGGTGGCGGGGTTCTCGATCCGCTTCTTGACGTCCTCGAAATCCTTCGGACGGGACATGAGGCCGGTCTTCGGCGGATTGCCGCGCGGCTTCTTGGGCGCATTGGGATCGACCGGGGGCTTTTCCTTCTTCTTACGCTCCTTTTTCACGGGAGCTTCGGCAGCAGCAGCACCCTCAACACCCTCAACACCCTCAACGGGAGCAGCCGCATCGCCGGCCGGGGCAGCAGGGGCAGCAGGGGCAGCAGGGGCAGTCGCTTTTGATGCCCACTCAGAAGCGCCGTCTTTGATGAACGCCAGCGAGTTGTAGAGGTCGACCACGGAGCCGACCTCTGCCTTGACGGGATCGAGCAGGTTGGCATCTGCGAGTGCTTCCATCTGCACGGTGAACCCATCGGCCATCGCCTGGGGACTGATCCCCACGACCTTGACTTTCTCCATCCCTGCCTTCTCCAGGTAGGGATTGAGCGCCTTCACCGATTCCTTCAGTTTCGCTTTGTCACAGCTTTCCAAATTGACAAGTCCCATACTCTTTACTCCTTTCCTTCACGGTTTGGTGTTTGATGGCGCACTGTCAAGCAATGCGCTTAGTCTACATGGAGAATAATGCAGAAAGTTTTTTATGTCAAGCAAAAATTTTTAATCCCTTTAAAAATCCTTACAGACTCACCACCTGTCCTACTCAACCGACAGAATCTTGTGCAATTGAAGATTGATGCCCACTTGGAACAACTTATCCCGAGCGATCCATTGGAAGAGATGGTACTTTAGCTCTCTCGACAATTGATAATCGACCCCCTCCTCAGGAGAATTGTTCCCTGCTACGGGGGACATAACAAGAGTGCAGAGAGGGGGAAAGGGAAGGTCTCTGATGATTGAGCGGGCATGGAGATAATCATCCTCATTTGCCACCACAAACTTGAGCACATCTCGCTGCCGCAGGTGCATCGGCTGAACGATCATCTTCTCCGAGACACCAGAGCTGGGGCACTTGTGATCGACAACAAGGGAGACATTGCTTTTAGTAAGCAAATCACGGACATCGATGCTGCCATTTGTCTCCACAATGAATCTGCAATCTATCATCCGATCAAACAGTTCCTTCAAAGCGTCCTTCTGAAGAAGGGGCTCCCCCCCAGTCACAAGGATGTTGTATTTGCGGGGGTTAAAATCTGACAGCTCCCGCCGGAGGGCAACAATGACACCATCTATAGAGGAGGGGTGACCTGAGTTAAGTGCTTGGGCGTTCCGAGTATCACACCACTTGCATTTCAGATTGCAGCCTGCCAAACGCAGAAATGCAGTCCAGTCTCCCTGATTGCAGCGGCCATCTCCCCTCTCCCCCATGATCGAAACAAAAATGGAATAGACGTTCAGGTTCATTTCGGATCCCTTTCTACCTTTGACCAGCTACTGGAGGCGTATGCAGCAGAGACCAAATCATTCTCATCTGTGAAGATCAGGTCACCATTAGGATTGATAGTTGCCCTTGCTGCCTCTACGGAATCTGGTTTGAGTTCTGGTTGGGTTTGATAGACTGCAAAAGTGTTCATGCCCTATTTACCCCCTTTCCCAGTCCGCGTGACTGTCTTCGGTTTCGTAGATCCTTACCCTTCGCAGAGGAATCCCTGACTTAAGTAGGATGCCTGCAATGTGGTAACAAAGATTCTCTGCGGTAGGTGGATGAAAGTCTTTAGGCACCGTGTCATTGAGCAGGGTGTGATCGAGTTTGGAAAGCACCTCTGATTGAACCACCTTCTTGAGCTTTCCAAAATCCATTACCATACCACCCTCAGGACCTTCTGTCTTTAAAGGTCCACCCACAGTAATCTCCACCTTATAGCTGTGCCCATGAAGACACTTGCACTTGCCTTCATGCTCTGGCAGCAGGTGGGCAGCTTCAAAATGGAACCTCCGTGTAATTGTGATCATCTCCCCTCCCGAACCTTCAGACGTTGATTCATTTTGATTTCCACCACCAACTTTGCCACCTGCTCCAGATCCTTTGAGAACTTGATCATGGCAGCAGAGAAAACTTTTGTTGCTTCTGCCATTCTGCTCATGGTTTGGAGCAGGTCATCAAAGTTCTCTGCCATGTGTTCCGGGATCGGGGTGGGCTCCTGTTTCACTTCTTTAGTTCCAGCATCTCCCATTTGATTTCCTCCAGTTCTCTCTTGATTTCAGTGATTTTTTCGTAGGTGCCCCTGGCCTCAAGGCTGATCTTGGGAGCTAACTCCCCAAGATTTTCCTTGTCGATCTTGTCGGAGATAACCGCGATAGCTGCAACTTGAATCTGAATGTTGGATAGGTCGGTGTTGCAATCCTCCATCCTGTGTGCCAATAGCTCTTTATCCATGTTAGAGTCTCCTTGCTACGATTTCCAGAGAAACCTCAGTTTTGGTATCAATAGTCACTCTTGACAATCGACTGATAGCAAACAGCCCTTCCCGCAAAAGAAGGTAGCGCATCATTTTCTCATTTGTCCAAATTTTATGGTAGTCTTTAGTATCCTTTCCCTCATTGAACAATGAGGTGTGAATCTTGTGGAGAATAAAGTGATCAGGGTGGGACGTGGCCAGTTCATTTTGAAGCCACTCTAAATGGAAGTCCATGTCAGGAACGGCCAAGATCAACTGACCAGCAAACTCCAGTATTTTGAAAATGTTGTATAGATACCAATCAACGTCCCTCATGGAAAGATGCTCAAAAACCCTGCTCATTATCACCGCTTTAATTTTACAGACATCGCCTCTGAGCATCAGATCATCAATGGTTGTGATTATATCGATCTCTCCATTAGGGCCATTAGTGTAAACATTAGGATAGCTGCTGACATTGAACCCTGGAGATATGACAAGGACCTCATCCTCTTTATCGAAGTGATCCAGTTGTTCCATGGTCCAGTCAACAAAACTCCCCTTATGTGGGTAGTCCTCTTTGATCATGTGACCTCCACATATTTCATAATGATGTGGAGAGCCTGATCATAGCTCTTGCAAGCAAAAATTTCATCCTGCATCTTCTTTGCTTGTTCGGGGAGTCCTGCACGTTTAAGCGCCCTGCTGCAAACCCCAACGATAGCAAAGATGTTGCCGTCCACTTTATTGATCAATTCTACAACTGGTTTAGGGCTATTGTCCATCTGTTTCCTCCTCGTCAATTTCATCCTTCAGCGTCCCTTTCTGACTGTCGAGATTTACCTGCCCAAGTGAGAGTTGCTGTAGGAGCATAACGGTTGCCTGTGGATCAAAGTTTCGGTGTCGGTGTGCGATCATTCCGATTCGTGTAAGCCCCCTCCTTTTCTCCTCTGGAGATTGATTAACCGTTAACATCATGTCCACATGACCCAACTTGCCAATCCATTTGCTCATATGTGATTCCTGCAACAAATATGCTTCTAATGCATCTCTTGTCACCTGTGTGGGGGTGATCACACGGGCCTTTCTTTCACTGGCTAACCGTGCCAGCGCCATCCACGTCTTGTCCTCCTTGTCAATTCCTACCTCACGATTGTCCTCCGGTGCCAAGATGTCTGCATAGTCGATCACGATCACGTCGGGGATAAACCCCTCAGTCCTCTCCAAGATTTCCAAGTCACGATGGATGTCAGTCAAGTTGGCAGAGAATCGGGGATAGCACTTAGTCCACAGAAGATGCCCATACATCCTCGACAAGGGGCCAAGCTGCTTCATCGCTCCATGATAGTCAAGAGAGGGGCGCTGTAGTTCTTCATACCAAACATTTGGAACGTAGAACTCCAAGCCATTTTCTCTGCAATAAGTGCAGGGGTGATAGGGGGAATTGGGATCAAACTCAGGAAGTTCTTCTCCATTATCTCTTAGCTGTACTGTATTGGTGCGTTCAGGGCGCTGACACCTTCCTATCTGATTCAGCAAGCAATCGAATATGGGGTATAGATAGGGGCCTTCAGTATCGCCTGCCGCCGTGAGTCTCCTGTAGGTTCTCTCCTGTGTCTGCTTCTTGCTCATCTCCAGCGAAAAGTCAGCCACCCTCAACCCCGATAGCATCGCCATCACCGCAAACTCCCGTGCCAAATGTGTCTTCCCTTTCTTGAACCCACCAGCAATGCCTACTAACCACCCCCTGTCAATATTTCCCAAGAAAGCCCCAAGCTGGCCCGGCATCCTGAAAGAATCATCGTCCTGCTCCTCGAAGTACTCATAAATCAGAGAATCATCAAGGGGGCGGAACCAGCCAGAGGTAAGCTTCTGCACTTTCCTGAAGCGTCCTACTCGTTCCTCCGCCTCTTTGATCATTCCCCCTGCAAGCATAGCCTGCACGTCCTCTGTCATCATCTCCATCTCCCGCTCTTTGAAGTAGGGGAGAGTGCGATCAAGGAGGTATTCTTCGTTCACACTGCCTTCCTCATACTGTGCATCGAGCTTCGATAGCAGTGCAGCAATCGAGTTGGAATCTTCGTCTGTGAGCGTGGAGACAGCGGACTCGTAGATGGATTTTATGTCTCTGAACGGCGCCTTCTCATATGCTTCGTAGTAGTCAACGCACCACTCCGAGATAGTCTGCAAGTAAGAGTTGCGAAAATAGTTTTTGTCATAGAGGGGATGAATGTCCTGAAGGAACTTTGTGCTGACCACCATTCCCGTTACTATTTGTTGCTCCAGTGCCGTTTCCACCCTTCTCTTTTTCAGAGTTAGCATGTCCACCGTTTCCTTTGTAGCTGTAGATTGAGAAGTTTCCCCGTCCAGCAAGGAAGAAGCCTTGATTCTGCATGTAGACAGGGATTCGCTCCATCAGGAAGTTGCTTGTCAGAGTAAATGGGGATATTCGTTTAGGATCTGAGAACACCTTCAACGCAGTCTTTACCAGTATATCTGCCTGATCTTTCAAGGAGGTTACCATCATCGGGTGAATTCTGTCCTTGTTATCAGTGAGAATTTTACTGAGTCCATTAGATGCCCTTCTGAAAGCATCAAGAAAGCTTTGAAGTAGTTCCTTCTTGTTGGTTGAATTGTGGATGTGTTTTATATAAGATTCCATTAGGGCATCTGTTAATTCGGGATTCAGATCTTGAGTGTAAGAAATAAGTTTAGGTGGGCTATCAAGGTAGTAAAGAAAAAAACTCTTGTTTTTGTAGTCTGCACTATAGGGGTAATACAAAAACTCACCTAATGTAAGTCTCCTCAAAAACTGTTTTGCTTTCTCATTTGGGAAATAAGCTCTGTCAAGGGCTGCTTTAGCAAAACGTTCGGAGGAGAAAAGAAATTGGGAGAAATTGAATGACTTTCCTATGTGCTGAAAAGGAACAATGGCTCCAGAAGTATATAACTCCCCATTCAGCAATGCTTCTATCTTCCAAACAGTATCTTCAAACGTTTTGCTTTTTACCTTGTGAGTCCGCAGACCGAGGTCTGCCCAGAGTTTTAAAAAGCGGTTAACAGTTCTGTTTTCTGTCAACGTTTTTGACTCTTTTGGGTTTTGATTTACTTGATTTACCAAGCCATTATATTCGCTCTCCACGATAGTGGAGTGCGTTCTTTTCTTCTGGAGTTTCTTCTCGAAAGGAGAAAGCGAAGCTTTCGACTGTAGAGAAGAAACGTAAGAAGAAAAGATCTTTTTCTTTTCTTTTGCTTCTTTTCTTTTCTTTTTGCCCACTAATTCGCCCACGGCGGTTTTTTCACTTCTCATTTCCCCTTGCTCCCCATTGCCTAACCAAATCTTCCAATCGCATTTTCTAAAACGTAATGGGGAGTCAGAGTGACGCCAAACTTCCTCTCCAAAATCTTGCACCATTTCTTGATATTCTTCGGATTCTAAGTATTTCTTGAGTTTATCAGAGAGGGCAGTGGTGGGAATGTGCAGAATAAGTTCCATGTTGTGTCTCACATATCCGGAGGGGACGAAGACCCCAAATTTTCAAAGTTAGAAAAGCAAGTGGCGTGATCGAAAGCCCGCGAATTCTCTCAATACACGCCACTTGCCGCTTTGCTCATCGGGGTAGGAGGTATGAGGTCCTTGCAAAACCCCCGAGAGCAATTCCCATAACACCGTGAAAGAACAGATAAATCTTATCACGCTAATGCTTCGAAAGTCAAGCTGTTTTTTGCTGCTTTTTCCCATCTTCAACCCTTGTCGCCGACTCTCAAAGCATGTGTTTATGCTCGTTCAAAAAGTTCGTTGAATCTCCAAGCTCTCCTTAAGTCTCCGATACTGACTTGAAGCTCAACTCAACTGCGAAATTGCGCTGTCGATCTCTCCCAACTTCTCCTCTAACCACGCTTGCAGTTCTTCATCGAACTTCTCCTGAGTCTGATCTTCCTCCTTCTCGGGCATCTCAGTATCAATGGACTCAAGCTCAGAGAGGGCAGAGTCGAGGGCATCAATGCGTTCCTGCAAGGTGTTCCCCGCATCGGAACTCTCTCGGAGCTGCTCGGGCATGTTCTCCAGCTTCTCCTCACACTCTGTTTTCAGTTCCTCCAAGCGAGTCTTGTAATCGTCAACGGTGGAATCGATATCGTCCGCCGTGAGATTCGCTTCTGAGAATTCCTCCTGCATGGAGAGCACAGTCTGCATGTAGGCGGACTGAGTGAGCTGGGATGGCTTCGGTGGCTTCTTGCTGACTTTCTTGGGACCGAAGCGATGCTGCCACCACCAGTACTCATCTCCAACTTTGATACCAAGGGTGGGATTGTCTTTCCTTGCTGACTTCACATGGTTGACTTTCGGCATTTCCTTTTTCCTCCTTGTCCAATCTGTTGAGCAATCGTTGAAGTTCTTGATAGTCAATCTGGTGAGTCTTGTACTTGAATCGTGTATGGACTATTACCAGAATGAAGATTAGCAAAATGATCAAAGTTATGAATGGTGTGGGGATGCTTACTGAGTAGGTTCCAAACATCCCCTCTACTGAAAAAGCAATAACTGCTTCCGGGCATCCCTGCATGGTGTTACCTCCTGCACATCTATCCTCGCCTTTCGCAGGGCGAAAGCAGCAGCAGTGGAGGGCATCCCTATGTGGATGAACCTTTTCAGGATGGGGGCTACTCTTGTGACCTTCCCATCCACTGCTTCAAACCCCGCGCACATTCTGCGATCAAGGCATTGGAAGAGTTGGATCATCAATCGATCCTCATCAGAGCCTCAAGCTCCATTATTTCTTTCTCTGTCAGATTGTCCTTCTTCTCGACAAGCTGCAGGATCTTCAGCCGATAGTCTTCAGGGCGCCCGTCCCAATCGAGAAACAACTTGACGATCTCCGTCATCTTGGGGAAGTAGCCCTTCTTGTAGTACTTCATAAAGCGAAAGCTGGAGGATATCGGGCAATGGATATTCTTGATCACCAGCCTTTTGTCTGTCTCATGCTCTATGAAGTCCTTGTCGGCAAGGGCGAAAGTGCCGCCGATCCAGCCTATCCTTATTACGGTGAAGTCGAAGTTGGCAAGGATAGATTCCAAGGTGCCGTTGGTCACGATCCGGGCGACCTTCATTGGACGAATAATCTGGATGGGGGGCAGACAGAAGAAGGGGTGGCTGGGTTCGTCCTTCTTGACTTTAAAGGAGATGGACATGTCACTGGAAGCTTCTGTCATGTTCTGGGTCCGCATCCACTCGACCACTTTATCAAATACCTCCTCATTCTCGCAGTACACATCTACGTCTTTCGGAAGTACGGGCTCATATCTTGGGCTGCACATCCATCGCACATAGCCCCCACAGATATAAGCGGCCCCCTCGGGGAGAAGTTTTCTCAGTTTCTCCAACAAAATCTGTGCTTCGAATTTCCCCCTTAATACAGGGACAGTGGTAAAATCAGGGCGATCATCTTTGGGTTCTTCCGATTCGGGAGCATCTTCAATGTTGATTTCCATCTTGTTTCTCCTCATACTCGATTGGTAAGGTTTGCAGGAAGAAAGCGATCTGGAGATTGGTCTTGAGTATCTTTAGAGCATAGCTCTGGACGTCTTTATTGGTTGCCCTCTTCCCAAGATAGCTGTGAAGCGCCTTGTAAATGTCCCAATTGTTTGCTTTTAGATATTCAGCTATTATCTTGCATCCCACCTCCACGTTGTTAGAGATAATGTATATTTGTCCTATGTCCTCTATTTTTTCAAGATGGTATCTTGGAATAATCTGCATCAGCCCCTTAGCCCCTGCTTTGCTGGTCGCTAAGGGATCAAAATCGGATTCCCATTTAATCAGTGAGAGAATGAAAGACGTTGGCAGCATGTGATTGGAACATGATCTTTCTACGGCATCGGCGATTGGTTTAGCTATAAAGGGATCAAGATGGGGCTGAAGGAAAAGAATTGTTTCGAGAACTCTTGATTTTGGAACCTGTTCTACCTTGGCTGTTTTTATGACTTCTTTTAATTGGATCTCTCGGTTGCCCTTCCCTGTCATGTAAGCACCAAATAATGCAAATAGGATGAACATGATTAGAATCAGTTTCGGGGCTTGTTTCATTTGGGTGCCACCTTTCTTGTGAGATTTAGGGTGGGGCCCATTTCTGAACCCCACCCCAGCGTTTTAAATCAGGATGCGCTGCCCCCTATCGACAACCACCGCCATCAGGTCCTGCCCCATCGCTCCCTGTTGAGCCCGATCCGACAGAAGCCAAAGCGATTCCGATAGCCATTTCAGGACAAAGATCGTACATTTCGCAAGCCTCTTCATCCGTCAATCGGACGTACTGCCCGGTGGCATCAGTTACTCGGCCCTGTTCATCCCAAACCCACTGCGGTGGGGTGGCACTCCCAGCTGCAGGAAACCCCATCAGCGTTATTGCGGTAATCACTGCAATGGCTATTACCAATAGGATCACCAGCCTGTTTTTAGCGCGCCGTTGCATAGCATCACCTCCTTTCCGGGCAAATGTGGGGCCGCCCATCTCCTTTCGTGGCTCGCTTGCTCTTCCTGCCCCCGACTCCTTTCAGTTCCAGCAAGCGTCGAACATGATCTCGTTATCAATGATCTGGTGGTCAAGTATGGTAAACTTCTTTGGTCCCTCTCCAGGGACGCCAGTGATGCGAATGACACCGTGCCCATATTTGTCGATTGTTAACCTGATCCCCCTATTTCCATTAGCCCTTCGTATGATTGCCAAATTATCATCGTCCGATTTCAGGATGTCGATAGCGTCACTCTTTCTCCACCCCAGCTTTGACAGCACCGCAGACCCTATGCAGAAGACCAATTTGTTGCTTCCTTTCTTTGGAAACTGGCGGCTGCAAGTGACTCTCCATTCTTTGTTGGAAACTCTTTCCCTATAGATTCGTCCTTCTAAGATCGATTTGAAAGTCATCTTACCAAACCCTCCCGAATATCTCCCTTCGGAGTTCTTTAGCGTCATCGTCACTCAGGTCAGCTGGGTCACCACTCTCCAGCTCCAGCGTGTGTACGTCTGTAAAGGGGGCCAAGTCGATAGCCAGCGCCTCTGCATTCTTCTGGGCATCAGGCTCCGAGTCGTATAGAATAAACACCCTTTTGATTTCCCTCAGCATTGCAGCCTGTACCTTCGTCCACTTGTCGCCAAGTGTTGCTACAGTTCCTTTTCCTATGCGCCATACATCTGTAACCCCCTCGACCACCAGTGCCGTATCTGTCACTGTGTCAAAATTGTAGAGGCATTCTTTGGTGGTAAAGATGCTTTCATTCTCAGGCAAGTTGCGATAGGGTGGGGAGGCGATGTTAGTAACATCACGGGCGACAAAGGTAACGGGGCGATGATTGAGAAACAGTGGGACGATCAGGCGGAATTTGTAGTCCCCTATATGTCCGCAGCACCACAGATCATACTCTTTGTAGATTACATCAGGGTCAAAGCGTCGATTGATTAGCCAGTTGCGGTGCATCTGTAGCAGTTCTTTTTTAGCATACTTCTCTATGCTCACCGACTTCGTAGATCGAAGGGGAGCTTGGAGATTCGACGATTGCAGAGCACTTGCTATGTTCGTATGCGTGAATTCAGAGATCACGGTAAAAGCTCTCTGAATTGAGCACCCTTCGATTCGCATGATATACTTGATGATGGTGCCTTTGGTCGGGCACCTGAAACAGTTGATCGTCTTGCTTCTAAGGTTGATTCCAAGATGATTCGTTCGGTCAGAACAGAAGGGGCATTTGGTTCCTATCCATCCTTCACTGACATTCTTTCCACGTTGGGAGAAGGAGATTCCCCTTGTTTTCAAATAGCGTTCCACGTCAAAGAGGTCGAGGTTGGTCATGTCTTTAGTCCCCGAATCTGCTTAGTAGATTAGATATTCCAAGCAGGCTCAGCACAACCACTATCGCTGCCGAAATCACCAAACCCCAGGGAAAGTGTGTGGTATGATACTCCTCAATGATGGGACATTCATCATACTTGGCACAACCCCAGCAGTCCTTTGGGACGTTGCATTTCATTTTAGTTTCCTCTTTACCAAGAAGCGTTCTTTATCAAACTGGGTTTTGCCCCTCTCTTTGGCCACCTTTATTTGGGTTTCAAGAAGGGATATTTCCTCCTCATGTCTCCATATCTCTCTTTGTTTTTGGTCCAGGACCTCCTTCAGTCTTTGGAGATAGTATTTTCGGTTAAGGAGATTTTTCTCATGCCATTCAATCGGTCTGGAGCTGGAGATCATTGTGGTCCCCCTCTTGTTGGATCAATCTGATTGGTGATTCCATTTTAACCACTGGACTATTAAAGTGATAGGTAATGATGATTTCATTTTCTTTTTCATGGTACTTAATGGGAAAGCATTTCTGCTTTACCAATAGCTTTCTCAGCTTCAGGGCTGCTTCTTCCCCCTGGTCGATATAGTAATAGCAGCGGCCCCAGGTTTCGAAGGAAGCGTTGGTGCCTTTTCTAAATCCGTAATACTGTTTCCTTTTTCTGTTTCCCTTCTTATTCTGCCGAAGGTAGATATTTCATAATCGATATACACAGGGTGAACTTTCCAAATTTCTGAATTTCTTAGATATGTAAAATCACAACCATCCGAGGTCAGAGTAAATACATAATCTCTCACCTAAATGTGCCACTAAATAGTGGTGTGAAATATCCAGAAAGTCGTAAATCATCACGATCTCCTTGCCCTCTGTCCTTCTCAGCACCCTGCCCACAGTCTGCATCACGGGGATTTCTGACTTCGCCGCACCCGCCATCACCAACACATCAAGAGTGGGGATATCGACACCCTCCCTCCATGCTGTAGAAGCAATTACGGTCTTTCTTCGGCGTTCAATCATGGAAGCTTTGATGTTATCTCGCTCCACTGTGTCCATTGAACCTTGAATGAAAGGCACTCGGCGACCAAGCCTTTGAAAAGCTTCAACAAGGTTGTTACCATGCTCGATGCGATCAACAAAGACAAGGCTGATCTGGTCGGGGTGATCCCGCATGATGGTCTCTGCAATCAAATCATTTCTCAGATGGTTGTTTACCACCCCTGCTTCATATACATCCTGATACTTTCTGATCTCTCTTAGTCTGTGGGAAGTAGGAACCCTGAGAAACTTCAATTTGGGAATAGCAAGTATGCCCTTTTCCATAGCTTCCTCTAAGGAGAAGGTGCCGATGATTCTGCCCATTAGAGATTCTCTTGCCAGCACCTTCTCAAAATCCCTTTCTTCACTGTGGACAGTAGCCGTAAAGCCGAACTTCATCTGACTGTAAATGTTGCTGAGGACTTCGGCGTACTGTCCTTTAAAGGAATTAACGTGGTGGGCTTCATCAATGATCACCATATCGAACTCCTTGTAATAAAGATCAGGGTCGATATTGGCAAAGCTCTGAATGGTGGAGACTACGATGTTGGCAGTGAACTCCCCATTGAAAGAGTCTCCCCCACCTACTTGCTGTATAGGGCCAAGTCCGTACTTCTTCAACTTCTCAATCGTTTGGGTAACAATAGAAGTCAAGTGGACAAGCAGGAGAATCTTTCGATAAGGAGCGCAGTACATAAGCGCCACTTGCATGATGGTCTTCCCCGACCCAGTGGGGCTGACGATGATGCCCATTTGCTCATCAACACAGTGCTGGATAAGCTGCTTCTGGTCTTCTCTGAGGGTGATGGTCTCTTGGCTCTCTCGATCAATGAGTTGATTGGGAGGGGAATTGAGTGGGTAGTTCACTCGATCCGCCAGCTTGTGAATCGTGTAAGGAATCCCCTTTGAATCGCAGAAGTCGATGACTCGGTGAATCAGGCCCCGAGGAAACACAAAGCCATCCGTGTGCTTCTTCAGCACACAGGCAGTGTATTCATGGCGCTGATTCTTGAACTTAGGTGGGTCGGTGCCCGGGATTCTGACTTTCTTGTAGTATTCTTTTTGAAAAGACAAAGAGGGGGCAATGATTCGCCCGGAAAGCATCCCTACCCAACACTGATTCGGTGTGTAGATGTATATTTCAATCGTTTTCATTGCGGGGTTTACGCCCTTTTGCGAAGATTGATCTCCACAGTAGTCTTGGACTCGGGCTCAGATTGCTGGTCTTCTCTGCGGTCGAGATTCTGCCGACGGAGATTGAAGTGGGTGTAGAGGTCCTTCCCCCTGCACATGTCCATCACCTCTTCCCCCTTAGAGCAAGCACGGCAGATGTCGGGAAACTTCTTGTGCTGCCTTTTTACGCAGCAGATCACATGCTGCCAAATCCCCTCCTTCTCACAATAGAAGTAGGGGGCAAGGGAAAAGTCGCTACAAGCTTTATCATCAGATGCAACAAATTTCTGAGACTCCCTGCAGAAACGTTTCCCCTGCTCTCGGATCTTGCTTTTGTTGTACAGCTGGCAGTGCAAACAGTTCTTGCTCATGGTGTCACGCTATTCTCCTTTTCAGGGTCGGAGATTGTGTTGCTGCTGGTGCAGGATATTCTGCCTTCTTCTCAGCAGGCAGATTGTTGCGAACGTATTCGGAGAGAATAGTTTCGCACAAGTTGGAGAAGGTACGGTTCTGAATTTTAGCCAGTCTCCTCAGTCCTTCCGCCGTCTCTGTGTTGATGCTCATTCCCGTTACAACCTTCACTCTGATCACCACCTATAACTTGCAGATTTTTCTTGAGAAAATTTCTCAAGGTTGTACTGTAGCGTACAATTAAGAATATGATCTTTTTTAAGACTTGTCAAGAATTTTCAGCACTGAATAGTTTTCCCCGTTCCCGTCGAAGTACTTGAGGAACCGAGCGGGCAGCATCTTGAATTTCTTAGCCATCGAATAGATAGCGTTTTTCAGTGCTTGGTCGGGGTTGGTTGCATAGGTAAAGAAGGTGTGGTCCTCACCGTACCAAGTAAGGACCACACGGAACCTGTCCTTAGAGGCAGTAGTCTTTGAAGATGTCATTCCCACGGCAGTTCTTCTCCTTGAACAGCCCATCAGCTTCTTTCTGATGGTAATAGCACAGGTCACCACGCTTCAACGGTGCCTTCCACCAGAAGAACGTCTTGCAGCCAGGGGCGTCGAAGGTGACCCTGAATGGTTGCCCGCATTGATCGTAATCAGGTTTCAGGAGGGCGGGGCTGTTGCACTTCTTGCAGATTCCATTGCCATTTTCCTCTGACATAGCTTCTCATACCTCCTCTATTTTAGATTTGAGTGATTTTACCTCTTGGATAATGGATCGTAGCAGTTTGGAAGCCAAAACAGTGTTTTCCAAATGAATGTTTAAATTACCAAGAAGTGTGTCAATAATCCTAACATTTGCTATCATTTCAGATTTCTTCTTGGCGTTAATCACCTGTCCTTGAAATCTTCCCCCCTTTTCTTCCTTCTGAGCGAGAAGCCTAAACAGCAGGGCCTCATTGCGGGCCTCTCTCGGCATCATTTTACAGTCAAAACAGATGTGGATGCCATGAACCAGCTCCACTGTGTTGCTCAGGGCAACAGTCTTTTGACAAACGGGGCAGGTTATGTCCACGTACAGGGCAGCCAGTGCCTTATCAACTTTCTCATCCATCGTTCTCATGCCTCCTATGTTCTTTTGTATCTGATGAAACGAAGGATAGCCTTAGCCTTAATAACGGGAACACCATATCGATAAGATAGGTATTCAGGATCTCCTTCCCCGTTAGGGAATTCGCAGACAACTTCCGACCAAGTTCCCCATCCTAAAGGGGAGAATTCCTCTGCTAATTCCTCAGCAATGGATTGATAGGGTTCAACAAGTTCCATTCTCATACCTCCTTGTTGGGGTTAGTGCTTCGCAGCCAACCTCAAAAATTTCTCAAGAAAATTTCTCAAGGTTGGCGACTAAGCAGTAACACAGGATTAATCTTCCCCGAACACACTGTCCTGGCACGCCTGGCACATATGGCTGATGCCGAACTCTCTCAGGCTGATCTCGTTCCTGAAATCACTCTTGTTAATCTTGGTGCTGCCACAGGTGACACAGGCAGCGTCTTGACGGGAACGACCGAAGGCTTCCTTGGCAAAATTGTCCAGGAACTTTTCCATCTCAGGTGATTTGCTCATGTTGTCTCCTTTCTAAAGATCATTAGCCCATTGTAGAATGCTTTGAAGGCAAGCTTTTCTCTGAAGGGGGAAAGGATAAAGCGAATCTCATCCACTGCTTCTGCGTTGTAGATCAGGCCCCTGTCAAGGAACTTCTCCTTGAGTCCAAACCTTTTGTCCTCTCCACAGCAGACCAGAAAGTGTTTGCTTCCAATGTAAAGCATGTTCTCCACTGCTTTGTCGTGATCTGCGGGGTCAATGATGGAGAAGAATTCGATTGCCATCACAAGGTTGAATCGTGCGGGGCCAGGCAGTCTGCGGGGGTTCATCTTGAGGAAGTCAATGATGTGGATGTAAGGGCGAGTAGCCATGGTGCAATACTTTGTTGCCCAGTGAGAGATATCGATTCCCCATGCGGGAATGTTTCTGTCACGGAATTCCTGGACAAATTCTCCTACTGAGCAGCCCACATCAAGGACACTTGTGGGGGATAACGTGATTCCTATGGCTGATACCATCCTCTCAGCCCTCCAGACAAGATTGACCCGCTTCTGCATAAAATTCTCGTCCCATTTGTCTGCCACGGTTACGCCTCCGAAACTGGAAAGGGGATAAAGAAATCTCATTAGGAGCTGGCTTGGTATTCACTACCATTTCATACCCGCACACCTTGCATTCCTTGCACCAAGTGTGGGGCCCAAGCCGTTCCCATTTGTGTGGCATTGTGTGTTTACGAGCCCCAGCCGATGCCACCGCGATTGCCTTCAGCTTCCTTTCCTTTGTCGGCATTTCTCATACCTCCTTTCGGTTGATGATTTAACAACTCACAGCTGGACATGAGGATTTTTTAAGTCTTAAAAATTTTCTCATGCCCAGAGTCAGTTGTCAAATGGAATTTTACTGCTTGTTTACTGCCACTGTAAGCAGCCCCTCCTCGAACCCGTAGAGAACATCGGTCAGCTTACGAAAGTTGCCAGCAGTAAGGCTCCTTCCGTCCTCTCCTGAATCAGGGTTTCTGAATTCAATCACATAGTAATCATAACGGTGGTGCAGTTCCAATCTCCACTTGGTTCCGTACCATTCAAGACGGTTGTTGATTCGGTTGATTTGTGCCTGCACCGAAAGCTTGTTGACCCGTCCAGTAGTCATCACAGCACCTCCTAAGTGTGAATTGAGAAGCTGCCATCGGCACTGGACAAGATGCACCCAGCAAAGAGCCACTGGCTGGTGTTCTGACCGTGGAAGTTATAGCTGTTGGTCACGGGCTTCCCTAAGTCTTTCACCCAGAAGTTGGCCATCAT